TGTAATTTGACTATCGCCAAGCCAAGTAACACTTCCTGCAACAGCAACAGCTGCAGCTGCTGAATTAGCGGCTGTAGTTGCATTACCTTCAGCTAAACCTGCAAGTCGTGCAGATTCTGCAGCTGCGTCCTGGGCACCGCTAACAACTGTAAAAATATTACTGCCTTGAGCATTACTAATAGTTAAGCCGCCGCTGTCAAATTTTAGTTGAGCGGCTCCAGGAGTACCTACTCGTAGGTTTCCATCGTTGTCAACATAAAAACCTTTACCCGTAGTAAGATCTGTTGCTTCCCCACCTTTAATATACCCAGTTCCTGTGCCATTAGAAATGGTTAGTTGACCAGTATTTGTGGTGATTGCGGATAGTGCACCCACCTTTAGCGCACTAATATAAGGGTAGCCCCAAGTAGTATTGCCACCAGTTACATACACACCATCACTTTGGTAAAGAGTTTCGCCAGCAGCTAAGGCGGTGCTTGGTGCAGCTGATAGCCAAGTTTTTCCTGCAAACCATACTGATACGGGCGGTGTATCATCAGTAAGAGGTAGCTTGTCTCCAGTTGCAGTGAATGTAGCAGGTGTACCTGCAGGTGTACCTGTTGCTACCACATAAGCTCTGCGAGCAGAATTACCTGTAACACCTATGTCGCCTTTGCCGCCATCTGCAACAACTGGCACGGTTTCTGAGTCTAGTAAGTTAGTAAATGCAGCTTCGCTATATAGCTCAACTTTTACGCTGGTTGTACCTGCTTCAATAGTATAAGTGTACGAACTAGTATTAGCGGACAATGGGGGTACAAAAGGTACGTTAACATTATTTCTATAAAACTTTAAAAATCCTGCATAGTCACTAACAGTAGTACCAACGGATTTTTTAGCTGTAAATGTTATTGTAGTCGGATTAAAAGCTGGGTTACCTGTTACAGGAGTAGTTCTTTGAATTACACTAGAACTACTAATAAGCCAATAGGCGGGTCCAGGTTGACCTGCTACACCGCTAGGTGTTTTACTAAACGACTGTTGTACAGTATAAGTAAACGCTGTAGCGTCTAATCTTTGACCAGTTACAGTAAATATAATTTTACCTGTAGTACTGGTAGCAAAAGCAGCAGTAGCTAAATCTGCAAATCTAACGCCAATAATGCCACCAGCGGTACCGTTTGCAACTACTGTACCCGCACTATTAATAGTAACTGTACTAGTTGCTCCAGCTGTCACACCTGTAGCTGTAGCTGCAACATTAAAAGTACCGGGGCCAAGTGCTCCGGTAGTATAGGCTAGTCCAGTAGCACCTTCATAGATAAATAAATCAGTGCCGCTGTTAGTAAGAACTCTAGTATTTTCTGTGTCAAGACTATCAGTTGGAATAGCATGGGTATCGTTTGTTAGCACAGCAGTAATACTAGCAGTACCAGTAACGCCCTTGTCACCTTTTGGACCATCTGCAACAACTGGCACAGTTTCTGAGTCTAGTAAACTACCGCTAGCAAACGTAGCCTCGCTGTATAATTCATATTTTACACTAGTAGTTCCAGCTTCAACGGTATATGTATATGAAGTAATATTATTAGGATTTAAGGTTACCTCCGTACCGTTTCTATAAAACTTTACATAGCCTGTGTAGTCTGTAGTAATATTGCCAACAGACTTTTTATTAGTAAAAGTTATTGACGCAGGAGTAAACGCTGCTGCTCCACTAACTGGAGTAGTGCTTTTAATTGCACTAACGCTAGAGGTAATCCAGTGTACAACACTTGGGTTACCACCAGGAGTTTTAGTAAACGACTGCTTTACAGTATAACTAAAAGATGCTCCTGCAGTCTGTCCTGAAGCTATGTTTCTAATACCAGTAACGGTAAATGTAACACTGCCTGTACCTGACTTAGCAAAATCAGCAGTAGCTAAGTCAGGGTATCTAACACCTGTTACACCATCAACAGTTACTACAGCAGGTGTACCAACAGTAACGCCATCAACTGCTGCAGTAACTTTAAATTTACCGGCAGTATCTCCTACACCATCATAAACTAATGCTGTTGCACCTTCATAAATAAATAAATCTGTACCGCTATTACTAAGATTAATGGTCTCGCCTGTATAATCAGTTGGAATAGCATGAGTATCATTTGTTAATACAGCAGTAATAGCACTAACACCAGTTCTACCTGAAGAACTTATAGCAGTAATGCTAGCAGTAGTCCAGTCTACACTAGTAAGGGAAGAACCCTGACTATCTATAATTGAAACTGATGCTTGCCATAGTGTAAATCCAGGATTAACTTCTGGCTCTGTTAAAGACCAGCCAATAGGAATTACTGGATTACCTGGTTGTCCGGGTAAGTTAGGTTTTGCTTGTATAGCTTTTGTTGCCCAGGCATAATCACTACTACCAATTGGCGGTACAGGAAGACCTACATCTACTTTATATATTTTTAAAAGCGCTGTTTTAATTAGTTCATTAGCTTCTGTAGAAATTTGTCTAACTGTTCCACCAGCCCAAGTAAAGCTAGCTTGAGTTACTGTTAGTGAGGCTTCTGCAGTTACGGCTTTGGTAATCTTCCACAGTTTAGCTCCGCCGCCTGGATTTACAGAAACTATAGTTCTCCACAAATCTGTATTGCTATAAACATGACTTTGGGTTGCCCAAGTGTATGTACTAGTTCCAGTTGGCGTAACTGGTTCTGTTGAAAGCCACTGATATAAATATGCTTCTGCTAACTGTTGACCGCCCGAACCTTGCTTAGCTTTAGTTATCGTATAAGTAGTATTATAACTAATGCCGCCTCGTGTAGCGGTAAAAGTAAAACTTTCTGAGTTACTAGTCCAGGTATTTGAACTTGCCTGTGTTAAGGTAATCTGGCCTGTTGACGCATTAACTGCAGCAGTTAAACCACCCTTAGTTTGTGTTGCTGGCCCGTAAACAACATTACTGTCTAACTTTACTACGCCATTGTAAAGCTCAATAAAGTTATCTGCAGCAGGTAAAGTGTACCCTGATCCGTCTGTATAAGCAGGCAATAGGTCAATAGCCCTAGTAGTTTTAGCTACTAGTTGGTTAAAGATCTTGGAAATTGTAATTGGCACTGCTTGATAAGTTGCACCTTGGTACACTAAACTAGCATTAATTGTAACTACGTCCCCAGTCATGTGTTCTGGATTAATAGTTATGGTGTTGCCGCTGGCAGTAGGTACTGGGGTTAGACCAGTGGTTACAAAAACTACAGTACCAGTTAATGAGCCAACTAAACTAGCTGTAACTACAGCCAGTGCAGGTTGAGGGGCATTATCTGTACCATACTTAAACTGTTGAGTAGGGCAAGTTAAATTAACGTAATTAGTATTAATACCAAGTACTCTTGGACTAGTATTTTGCAGAGCTAAATCTCTGGAATTAATTGGTGTTTGCATATTATACTAATACTCCTATACTTACTATTCCTGTAGTCCAGTTACGCGTTACGGAATAAACCATTCCCAATTTTCCATCTGGAAATTCTTGTGTTATTAAACCAAATCGTGCACTTTTTATTCTCACAATATCACCTAGTTGCACAAATATTAAATGTGGTAAGTAGTCAGCAGTAACAATATATCTTTGTTTTTCCCATAGTGCTAAACGTTTTTCTGCTTCTGCTGTTGCCCCTGCAGTAGTTAACAGTAGAGTTTCTTCCTCTGCAACAGTACCACTATCTCTGTACAATGTTTTCTTTGCAGGATCTTCTGCCGTGGCTGGTAAATAAGCTTCGTCAAAACGGCTTTGAGGATTTACACCGCCAGCAACTGTTGCTTGAATAGTGTAGTTTTTGCAATAGCCTAGTTTAATACTAGGTCTAACTGGGAACATTTGTTGTATACTTAGTGAGTTAAGTATCATGTTGTCATCACTTAGTGTATACTTTGGAGTACCTGCCGGTGCTTTAATTTCCACTAAACGTAGTTTACTATTGCTAACTACCCCGTCATCAGAAACCACTATTGACGGACAAATTAAGTTTGCATTTACACTTTTTGCTAGTTGGTTGCAAGCATCTAAAATATTTGTGCGGTCATTAGTATAAAAACCTACTGGACTAGTATTTAAGAAGTCACCAAAACTAATTTCACTGCTAACGTCGAATCTGTTAACTGGATTACCATAGCGGGTTACTAGTTGTTCAATAATTCCTGCAACAGTATTAGTATAGCCAAATCTACCTTGTATACTACCTTGTGCGCTACAAGTAATTGTGCCTACAGGTCTTGTTAGTAAACTAAAAGTGCCTGTGCCAGGACTTTCAACTACTTGAATAGGTATGCCATTATCTCTGACTTCAATTACACCTTGCATAGCAGTATCACTAACTAGGTAAATTTGGCCAGTTCCAGTAATACCGCTTACATTAAAGATTATACTGCCTGCAGTATTTGCAGTTGCACTTGTTATTGTAATTTGAGATGCGCTGTTAATAGTTTGAATAGTTGGTGAGGCACCAAAGTTTCCAGTACCACTAATTTTAGTTAAAACTTGTCCAGCAACCATACCGGTTGTTGAAGACAGGTTAGTAAGTGTTGTAGTGGTTGCGGAATCTGTTATTGTACCAGTAACACTACTAACGCCGCCTTTATCTACTAAAAGTGGTTGTATGTTAAAGGCTTCGCCAAATAGTAATGGAAGAATATTTTTTAAAGCTTTTTCAGAGTAGTTGGTATCAGCTAAAGTACGCTCTGATATAGGATCATTTAATCGTTGTAGTTTATCAAATACGGTAAAGCTCAAGGTGTTTTCACTAGGCGCAGTGATCTCTTGTATTAAACCATCAAAGATTAATACAAAATCTGTTTTAGGCCAACTTGGGTCACCTAAGTAAACTTTAATTGGTCGTTTATTCCACACATATGTCAAATAGCTATCATGAATACCATTAGTGTTAACAATTTCAAGACTACCAAAACTAAGCGAAGCCTGACCGTCAACATTTAAACTTTCTGAAAAACTTAAGCCGCCTGTGATAGCGGCATTATAGTTTTGATTGTCACCAAAATAAGCAACATTAGATAAAAAGAAGTTGGAAACGTTTGCGTTAACAAAGTTTCCAATTTCTGTGATATCAGCTAATATACACTTAATGTGACCTGGCGTATTAAGCCAAGCCACAATTTCTGCTACTGTTTTCATTTAATAATAGCCTTATTCTGAATACGGGTCACTTGGACTGTTTTATCAGACCCATCTGTAACCGCTTGAGCAATTTGCTCAGTATTACGGTTGGTAGCTTGAGCGTTCATTATAGCACCATCAGCAACTGTACGCTCTAGACTTTCTATTTTCTGATTTAATTCACGGATCTGTTGGCACATATCACGAGTATAATTATCAGTGCTAGTTAGTCTAGACATTAGCACAAAGTTATCTGCTGCAGGAATAATACGCTCGCCTTTGTGAATTTGAGCCATCATGTCATTTGGAACATAATTTGTACCTACTGCAAAACTGCCTCCGCTTCCGTCGCCCCCGGCACTACTTCCTGCATTTGAATCAGAATATGATCTAGTTGCAGCTACTCCAGTATTGTAACCTGTGGCTATAAGAGCTAATACACTTTGATTATAAGTTTCAAGTAGTTCTGCAGTTGATTTAGTGCTAACATCAATACTTTGTAAGAATGAGTTAGACTCTGTCAAAGTATTTAGTTGTTGTTCAGCATTTGTAAGTTGTGTTCCTAAAGCTTCTGTGCTTTGATCTAAGATGCTACTAACATAACCAAAGTCACTAGAGTACTGTGCACCACTTGCAAACAATTCACGACTTAAACCCAGTAGTCTATCAGTTGCTCCTGTTAGTTTACCAGTGGCCGCTCTTTGAGCATCTTCTTCAGCTTTAGTTGTTGGTGTTGCTGTAATTAAACGCATTAAAGCAGCAATCTCATCTTTTGCAGATTGATACTGCTGACTTGCAGTCATCGTACCTTTATCACCAGTAAGTAAAGTATTTTTATAGTCTGTTAAACTAGTAATTTGACCTTTAATGGTTTTAGTTACGTTTTCAAGATTTGACTTTAAGTTCTTAGCAGCTGTTTGTTGATCTTGTAAAGCCCAAATTTGCAGTTGAATTGCTTGATTACTTTTATCTAGTGCAGCTAGTTCTTTTTCGCGTAAAGCAACTGTGTTGCCTTCCATTTCTAAAAGTTTCTTTTGTAAGCCTGCACGTTGATCAGCAATCTTTTCTTCGGCTTTAAATACTTCATTAATACCTGGAGCTAAGTCCATTAAAGCTTGGTAAGTTTCTTGGCCACTAGTAGTAGTAACATCCATTGATTTTATTAATGCTACAAAACCTTTACGTGTAATACTTGTGTTAATATTTAAACGCTTTAACTCATCGCTTACAGCTTTTTGTACTGGCACTAATCGCTCTGCATCACTTAAGAAGTTAGTTTTGTAAAACTCATATTGTTCAACAAATTTATCTAAACCACCTGCAGCTTTTGCCATAGCTTCAGTAATACTAAACACACCTTCTACAGTTTTGTCAATACCCATATTTGTAAGTATTTGCTGAATTTTTGTGTTAGTATCAACAACGCGCACAACAGTAGTTAAGTATTCTTCGCCAAATCTCTTGTACTCAGCAAAACTACTAAATAATATAAAAGCTGCCTCATCAAGCTTGCTGCCAATAACTGCATTTAGTTCAGCTACAATTTGGTCTCCAGTTAAACCCTGTAAATCAATATCGCCTTCTGCACCAAACTTTAAGGTATCAAATACTGTTTGAACTTGTTCTTTTGATACATTGGCACTTTCACCAATCTTTTCAAATATAGACTTAGATTCTACAAATATATCTCTGATAGAATCTGCGACTTCTTTTTTAACAGCATCAGTTTCACGACGTCTTGCAGTCCAGCTGTCATCACTAGCAAACCAGCCGCCCTTTTTGTGGAACTGAGTTAACACGTCTTTGTATTGTTGAATACTGTTTGTGGTATCTGAAATAATTTGATCAAAACTACCACGTAGTTGAATACCAGCACCTTCAATTGTAGTAACAGTACTTGTACCACCACCAAAGATGTTGCCTAGTAATCCGCCAATTAAGGGTATATCACTAAACATTCCGCCTGAGCTCATTTCTCCCGCTTGGGTACCAAACTTACCGCCTTTACGAAGACCAGGTATTGTGTAAATAGCTTCTGCTGCACCAGTTAGTGAGTTAGCAACGCGTTTAAATGCTGTTAGTAACTGATTATCGTAACTTAAACCGTCAATAGAGTTATTTTTGATAATTTCTAAAGACTTGTTAATGTTATCAACTTTGGCTGAGCTATCACCAAATACTCCGCCACCAGTTTCAACCTTATTGCCATTGGCATCATAAGTAATTCCAGTACCTTGGGTTTCTTGGCGCTGTTCTGAGTTCATAGCAAAGCCTGCGCTTGCTGGAGCACCGCCTTTAAATGCTGAACCTAATATACCGGCAATAATTGCTGTCATTGCAGCACCAGTTACAAAGCCAAGCGGTGGTGGAAGTGTATATGCTTTAACAACTGCCTCAACACCAGCTGCACCAGCTCTTAGTAAAGAATTACCAATACTTGTACCAGTTTTAGCAGTATCAAAAAACATTTCTTTAATGTCCATAGCTAATCTAGCTAAGTGCATTGCTTTTTCTATGCCGCCCAATATTTTATAAGCCGCTGTTTTTTCGCCAAACAGTTTCTTGGTATTAGCAATGATAGCGGTATCGCGCTTCATTTCATTTCTGGCATTGTCAGCGTCTAGTTTATCAAGCTCTTTTTGTGCCTGTGCTACAGCCTTAGGGTCTTGGTCAGATCTGGCTTCCCCAAGTCTTTGCTCTGCCCTAATTCTTTCTTCACCGTACTTCTCAGCTGCAACTCTGGCATCAGCAAATCCAGTTACAATACTTACTAAGCCTTCACCAGCTTTAGACATAGACTCGCCAAATAAACTAAATGTAGCATTTAAACTATCGCTTAAATTTTTGGCTGCGTCTAATAGTCTATTTTGATCTTGTAGCTTTTGATTTTGCTGGTCAAGTATACTAGCTAGCGCTGCTGCTTTCTCTACCTGATTTGTTTGGGCTTTAGCTGTGTCCTCAACTATTGTTCTACGATCTTTAGCTAAATCCCGTGTTAGCGAGTCTTGGTTATATATTTCAATTTTGGTGTCATTAACATAGTTTGTAATATCTCTAATACGATTTTCTACAGCTTCTATTTGTGACGTTAAAGCTAGTCTTTTTGCTTCATTTTCTGCTAACTTTTTGAATCCTTCTTCTCTTAATTTAGGATCCTGTATACGCTCTACTTCTCTTCTAGTATTACGGTCTTGATTTTCGGATGGGGTCCTAAACCATAGCTCGTTTTGTAAGTCCCATTTTTCAAAGAAACTTCTATCTTTACTTTCCTTTCCAAACTTTTCAAGATTATCTCGTATACGTTGATTTTCTTTTAATTTATCTTCTTCCTCATTAGCTATAGCTTGCAGTTTTACGCGCTTTTGTGCTTCAATATCAAGTAAATCAATACCGCGTTGTCTAAGAATACGAGTTCTTTCAGTAACTGCATTCATTTGAACTAAACTATTTAGTTCTTGATTTGCTGCATCTTTTTTAATATTATTTAGATTTTCCGTTACGGATAGAGCGGAGTCTCTTCTTTCGGCATCCTTTTTATCTATTTCTTCCTGATATTTACTATCTGCTAGTATTGTACGAATTATATCTGATTGTTGTTTTAAGCTTTTTTCTCTAGCTATCTGGGAGTTTAGATTTTTTAGTACTGCTTGTGCCTGTTCTTCCTCAGTTTTTAATTGTGTTAAATTAGCACCTTCTGGTGGATTTGCTATTAATTTTTGCAAGTAAGCAATTTTTTCTTTTATTTCAAACTGCTTTACATTTTGTTTAAGTTCTTCGACATTATTTTCTTGCCTAATCTTATCTCTTACAGTATTACGACCCTGTACAATACCAAGTTGATCATAAATTTCTAATCTTTTTAGAGCTGTTTCTCCGATGCTTACTTCATTATTTTTTTGTATTAGGCTTAATCTAACTTGTTCCTCTTGCGTCTTCAATATCTTGCTTATATCAATAGATTTACTTTGAGCTCGTAAATCTTGCAATTGTTTTTGAGCACCTGCAATACTATTAATAAGAGGTGCCATACTTTGCTGGTCCTGAGCACTCATTCGTTTATACTCAGGAGAAGTTGCAGGGCTTTTACTAGATATTACATCTCTTTCACGACTTAAACTTACAAACTCTTTACTATAACCACTATCAAGAAATTCTTGAGCCTTAGCTCTTCTATCACGTTTTTCAGGAGTATCTCCCACAGTAGTATCAAGAGTTTTTTGTGCTTCTAGCTTTCGTTCTTCTAGTAGTTTTTCTTTGTTACTGTTAATTAACAAAAAGTTACTTTTAACCAAATCAACCGTAGTATTGATTAGGGTCATTTTAATAGCTAAATCTTCTTTAGCTATTGCAGTTTGTTCGTTAATAGCTGCTTGACCTGTAAATAAGCTGCTAAATGCCCTACGAACTGTTAATCCTGCCTGTGCTGTGGCTGCTGCTATTTCAGCACCTAATATTTTACCCGCTGTTTTAAAGTTATCAACATTTATGGCCCCATAAATGTCTGCTGTAAGTTTTGCACCCGCTGCACGTAGTTCAACAAGTTTTTTGTCTACTTTTTCTGCTTCAGCTTGATTCTGTTTTTTAGCTGTATCAGCAGCACTGCCTTGAATAGTTGCTTCTGGTAATTTAGCTCTTTGCTTATTTAATTTATCAGCTTCGGCCTCTAGAGATTTTATTTCCTTAGAAATTGCAGTAACTTCAGCCTTACTAGCTTGTAGTTGAGCAAAAGATTCAGGCCCTAATAAAGCCATCTGCTTTGGCTCAGTTAATAACTTTGTTAAGCTAGAAAAAGCTGCTTCAGGCTCTTTTAAAGCATCTTCTAGTTTTACACTAATATTAAGTAAGTTGGCAGCAAATTTTTCTAATGGACTTGCATTAAATAGTGAAGTTGATAGTTCTTGATAAGCATTTGCAGTATCTTTAAAAGCTTGATCTACTCCTGCAGCAGCTTCGGCAGCTATTTTTTGTTTTAAAGCAACCTCCTCTTGAGCTTTAGCAACTTTTTGTGCTGCACTTATTGCTTCTTGCTCACCCATTGTTTTAAATATAAAAGTTATACTGTCTTTAGATAAATCTCTATTAGTACCAAGTATTTTCTTTACTTTTTCTTCGTATTCTTTACGAAGTGGTCCATATGGTATTAGCTTAATACTTTCTTCAATACCTTCACTTAACAGTTTAGCTGCTTTCTGTTGATCATTTTTAGCAAAAGGTATAACACCAAATACGCCATTCCAAAAACTGTCCCACATACCTCGTTTACTACTAACTTTATCAAAGTCTTCAGCAACTTTGGTAATTGAGGCAGATAGTTCTTTTAAGGCAGTAGCACGAGAAGTAATAATAGCTAGCGGTAGTGCATTATTCCAGTCTTGCTTTATAAAGTATGCGGCGTTATCACCGGCGGTTTGAATAGCTTTGCTTAACGCATCTAAAGAATTCTCAAATTTAGCAGCTTGTTCTGAGTTTTTGCTAAATATAGCGTTAAGGGCGGTACCTGCTGCAATAGCCAACTGCAAACCCATTAACCAAGGACTTAGCGAACCTAATAATGCACTTAAACGACCTGTTACAGCAGCAGCCCCAGCACTAATAACAGTAAACGGGGCTGACCACATACTTTTATTTTGTGAAGCAAACTCTGCTTTAAGCTCTGACATTGCGGCTCTTACGCCGAGTATACTGCCTGTTACACCAGCATTGCTAACCATAGCTGTACGATCGGCTTTAGCTTGTGCTTGTGCGGCATTAATTTGTGCTACACCTACAGCAGTAAAACGACTTGGATCTTTTTCTAATTCTTTTCTGTGAACTGCCTTTTTAGCCTCTAAAGCTTCTTCTGCTTTTGTACTTGCTTGAGATACTGCAATACTTTCTAAGATAGCAGCTTTTTGTTCTGATAAAACGGCTACTTGCGCTTTTCCAGCTTTTGTACGTTTATCAATATTTTTTACTTGTTGATCAATAGCGTCTGCTTCAGCTTGTGCAGCTGCGTACATTTCTTTTGTGCGATCTTGAGCAGGGGTATCCAATAAACCCATTGCTGCACTACCAGTTTTTTGCTTGCTTTTAGCTTGAATTTCAGCAACTTTTTTAGCAGCAGCGTCTGTTTTTTCAATTTGCAGGTCTGCTTCTTTTTCAATTAGTGCCTCAATAGCATCAAATTGTTTTGTGCGAGCAATTATGGCATCGCCTGCCTTTTGTTTTGCAAAAGCAGCTGCAGATTTTTCTGCTTCTTGTAACCCTTCACGAAACTGCCCAATAGCAGGAAGTGCTTGTTTTACAAGCATAATACTTAAACTGCCCATTACAGCTAACAATGCTGTTGGACTACTTGCTAAAGTATTTAGCAGTGGCACTAATGCTACATTAACTACTTCTAAGACTTTTTGTCCCAAATCTTTAACTGATGCTAATAGTTTGTCGTATGGATTAGTATCCATTTTAATATCGCCAAACTTTTTATTGCCTTGCTCAAGAACTGCGTTAGCAAATGCTTGACGACGTTCAAAGTCAGTTAGGGCAGTTGCACTTTTACCTACGCTCATAGCGTATTTTTCAACCACATCATCAATTTTAACAAAAATACCTAATTCGTCTAGTAATTCAGGCTCTAGTTTAGTAATACCACGAGTTAAACGACTAACTGCATCTTGCATATCGATACCAAGTGCCTGTGAAGCACCCTTGGCTACTTTACCAATCTTTTCAATAGCACTGCTGTCAATACCTGATGAAATAATTTTGGTAGTTGCTTGTGCAGCTTCACGTAAACTTAGTGCGCCATCAGTAGCTGCTACTAAGTTTTTAGCCATCGTACCAATTGCTACACCACTTACTGCCCCTAACTGATCCATACCTTTGATCATGTTGGTGGTATCCATAGCACCTTTTAAAGCGCTAAATGCAGCACTTACAGCAAAGATGTTAGCAGCGTATGTGGCGTATAGGCGAACTAATCCACCCAACCCTTGAGATTGGTTTGCAAAATCACGGGCACTAGCACCAGTTAAACCAGCACTACCACGAGCACTACCGTACTCTTGATTACTCATTCCAGGCTGTTGCTTGGCGGCAACAGCTTGAAGTGCTTTACTGGCTTTTAGACTAGAATTTAATTTGTCGCTGTTTTGTGCGGCTGCAGCTAGTTGTTTACTAACACCGCCTGCTTCAGCTTCAATTTTTGGCAGCGTTCCGTTACTGCTTGCCTCTATACCAATTTTTACATTATCGACCATGGTTTCTCCTGGCTTACTTTTATTCGCTAAGTCTACAAATTAGACTTAAATGTTCACCAATTATAGCACTAACACAAAAAATTGTCAAACCAAAAAATTTTAAGCAATAAAAAAGCCCCCGACCGTTAGGCAGAGGGCTTTTCAGCTTGCTTTTTTACTTTTTCGTTTATTAGACGTTTGCGAACATTGTCTATTCCACGAATGTACATTAAGTAAACTAATTGGTCTTCTTTATCAATTTTGTATAATTCAAACAAACTAAAGACAATTGATGTGTTCTTACCTTGATAAGTACCACTCATACCATCCCAAACATCTGTTAACAAGTAATAGATGTTAAATGTTTCCTGTATTTCAAAAGGAAAGTCGGATATATCAACTGGTATTTCTGATTCGACAGGATCGCTGCCCATTGCATCACACATTTCAAAATACTGATCTTTGGTCATGCCAACATCAGAATTCTGAAAGTAGTTATCAAGTTTACTTAAGATTAGCTCTGTTTGTTCGTCGAAAAGTTTCCCAAGTCTGTAACCTGTTCGCTGATAAAGCTATCAAAGTTGCTGCTAGACTTCATTAGTGCTAGCGCATCTTCGTTTGAGAAGTCTAGTTCAGATTCTGGGTCTGAACCAGCAATATCAACAGGTGCAAGTTGTTCGAGATATTTTAACTTTAACCCCTTCCAACCCTTGATAGAGTTTTCAGAATAAAGTTGCAAGAATAAATCATCGTTTAATTCTTCAACGGGCTGACGATTTTTAAAACTGGTCTTTGTAGCTTTTTTGCGAATAGACTGTAGAGTTTCGCGTGATAAAAAGCTAATAGTAACCTCAAAACCTGGCATACCTGGATATTCAACAGTATTTGTTTTGCTAGGAACCAGCATTGATTTAAGAGAGAGCTGTGACATTAGTGTCCTTATTATAATAGTTTACTTAATTTAAAAAGAGATGCCGGTGATCTGGCCGGCATCTATAAAACCGCTATTGATTAATAGTCAGTATCTGCTACAAAGTAACGAACTTCAATTTCGTTATTTGAACCAATATCAAACGCATTGCTAGCTGAACCTTGAGCTGTAAAGCCGATGGTAGTAGAAATAATTTGTTCTGTGGCAATTGTAGGAATCTGTAGTACAACGGCTGGCATTACTAGGTCAACACGTGTTCCAGCTGTTGCTGTACCACCAATGCTCATCTTTAAGTTGTAAGCTGGATTTACATCGCTTGAACTTGCAGTGATAAGTGCATTGTATAGTGCTGTTGCGCTTAGTGTACCTGTGCGTAAATATGCATTTACACTACCTGTTACTGAGCGAGTACCTGTAAAGTAGGTAATAGGTTGGTTAACAACGCCTAAGTTTGAAGGTGTTAAATATGTAACATTGTTGCTGATTGTTACGTTACCGCCTGTTAGGGCAATGTCGTAAGGACCAGTAACTGTACCGTTAATATCTTTGTATAGGGTAATAGTGCTTAGCTTGTTAGCTAGGTAAGCAGCTTTTGTGTCTTTTAGTACAGCTTCGCCAATAAATGGGCTGTCACTAGCTGAAGTAGCTACAGTTTTCTTTAGACCAACATTATCTGCTAAGGTAGTTTTACCAAACTGACGAATTGCTGAGGCTTTTCCTGCCCACTGAATCATGGCGATTGTGTCTAAACCAAAATCCATTGTTGCAGAGTCCATAACGCAATTGTCAATAACAAAAGTTGCGTCGTCCAAACAAATAATCATACCAAAAGGCAATAGTTGATTTTTGTTAGAGTTTGCTAGTGTAACAGCAGCAAAAGTGCCTGCACCTACTGCACTGTCTGTCCAAGCAGTAGAACCGGTAGCGTTATAACTTCCGCTTAGTGCAACTTGGCTGAACATAGCGTTCCACAAGTGCTTTTCTTCTGCAGTAACTTGGCGACTGCCTGTAGTAGCTTGAGCGTCACGTGGACGAATGTAAGTGCTAAAAGAGAAGTCAACAGGCTCTAATGCAGTATTGAAGTTACGTTGACCACGGTTAGGTGTTCCGCCTGCTTCATTTAAGGTAATAGTTTCTGTTGTTGTGTTCTGAGTAAAACTTAAACCATCTAACACTTGAATTTCAAATGTATCATTAGTAGTCATATCTGGGCCGGCCCCGGCACCAGTTGTTACTACTCCAAAAGAGTCAACTTTCGTGGTAAAGAATACTCTGGCGTTACGAATTAAATTAAATGCCATTTCATTTCCTTTTTTGTTAATGCTTTAGTACATAAACTAGACATTTATCTGTTATTAGCACTTTAGCATGGTTGTTTACATGACCTGATATCGGACTTGTAAATTAATTTCACCGATTGCATAAGGAGCTAATAGTCCTTCGTCGGTAGTTATACTTTGAACCAAAATTTCTATTGTTTCAAAGTTGTTTCTGGTATCAGTGTCATATACCAATCTACGATTTGCATCTACGCAAGTTTCAATGTCTTGTAACAGCTGTTCAAGTTGTTGCTGGCTATCTTCGCCTTTGCAATATACTTTTATTGAAACACCTAACAGTCCCCAAGCAAAATCTGCTAGTTGATACTCTCTTTGTTCCATTCCTGGTGAGATATATACAGAAGGAAAGTCATTTACTTCATCCCAAAACTTCAACTTAGGGTAAGCATTATTAAATAGATTGGTTTTATAGACACCTTGTCCATTTATTGTGTTTAATTTTGCGGCTAATGCTGTAACTATTGATGTTCTACGGCTCATACTACTACTGCCCTTAATTGATTTGCTACCTGCTGAGCAGCAATTTCTCGTATTGATGTTGCAATCAGCAGTTTAGGGTCGCGGGTTTTTGGACGTTCTTGACGACCACCTTGACTAAAAGTTGCATATGGGTTTTTCATATAACTGTAAAATGCAGTTATCATACCCGCCCTACTTTCAGATAAGTTTTCAACTTTTACAGAGCCAGCAAATCTACCTGTTCTATAGTTTAAAACATCGCGGCGGCTACCGTCACCCATATTAGCACTTATAACATCTTGCAAATGTTGGTTTATAAACATCAATAGTTTAGGTAAATTTACAGTACTTGCGGGAGTATTTTGTGCCCTGACTTGTACAGTTTTTGCTCTAGTATTTTTTATTGCTGTTTTTAACTTCTCAGCAGATTTTATAAATTCCTTAGTAGTTTTGGAAATGTCCAATACTTCTTTGTGCTTTTGCTTTATAGGCTTGGGCCTAATCTTTGTTGTTGATGCCGGTAAACTTTTACCAGTTTTAATCACATTAGCTATGTTTTTACCAATACCTTGTACAAGAGTTACAGAACCCGGAGCATTTATTAACTGTTGAGTTAAGTACAAAGCATTATTTTTAATTTGATTGTATAGACCTTGTTTGGATAATGGCTCTTTGAGCTCTTCTACCCTCTGCAAAATAACATCTGCTACAGGCTGTAAACTCTTTACTAAGCCTTTAATAGCATCATTTGCTGAACTTTGCTCAGCAGCACTTGCTGCTTTTATCAAAGCATTTAGTTGTGTTCCAACTTTATTTAGTAATCTTCCGGAGGCTGCGTTATCTTCTTCAAACTGTAACTCAGTATATAAGCGTGGATTATTTCCAAGAACTGATTTTGTAGCATCAATAAATACTTGAGAATTACTGACTAGATTACTGGTAAGATAGTCGGCATCAATAATAGCTTTCATTATACTGTCTAATGCTTTTAACGCGTTAGCGTCTTCTAAGCCTTCCATAGACACTGTAAAGTCTCTATAACCGCTTTCTACCGATGTGCTTACAGAAGTTTTTACGCCTAAAGCTGTTTTTAACTTTAAGAATAGCACGCCAGCTAAGTGTCCGGACTGAACATTTTTAGCTAAAGTATCTTTTACTTGTTGCGGTACACCCGAAAGATTTTCATTTATATACGTTACAAAATAGTCTCTTAGACTTTTTTGCGGCACATTTTCAATACGAATGTCACCGGCACCATATTCTATAAATGCACCTTGACGACCTTGACTTGACTGTTGCTGCTCAACATAGTCACTAAAGTTAAAAAAGAAGTTAGTATTATTAAATAAATTTTCTACTAATTTTTTAGAGCTTTCGTCCTCTACCGTTGTTATTAGCTTTGCAGTTAGTGCTGATATACCATCAACCGTTAAACTTGCATTATGATAATCAGCAGACTCAAATCTACTACGGAAATCTTTTGTTGTAGGCGCTGCTTTAAAAAGTTGTTTTCGTGTTTTTGGTCCAAAATTAGCCAGATCTACTTTGTTAGAACTATCTGAAAATATCTGAATAATTCTGTCTCTAAGTACTGGGCTAAATTGTGCTACGCTCATGTATAGTCCGCTCTGTATAAGTCTAATACGCGTCTAATGTGTGCTGGCAAGCTAGTAGTAGTAATATACTCAATCTGCGTTGTATTACTACCAACTGATTTTGAACTATGAATTGTTCCGTCATGCCTACGATAATAAGTTACTAGATCAATAACTGCGGCCTCTAAATCACCAGGTACATCATCGTAACCTGCAGTATAAACAACTTTATACCCACGAATTAATTTAGGAAAATAGCCAGAAGTATTTAAACTTAGTACTGTATCGTCTTCTCGTACCCACTCTTTATACTGTTCTAGGTTAGTGTATGTTTGACCGTAATCTATGCTGCCTTGAACACTGGTAATTGTAGCTACAGGTGTTTCTGCTAAAATAAACTTTTTTACATCACCGTTAAATATTTCAGTCTTAGGTGTTACCCAATAGTCTACAAATGTTCTACCACAGTAATTTTTAACCAATTCAGAAACTTTTGGAATAATGAAATCAATTACAGCATCTTCATTAGTACTCTTAATTCCAGCGTAGGCTTTGTAGTCTGCTTTTGTTGTAAGATTTAATCCCATGTTTACCTCTCTTGTCTTTTAAATGGACTCTAAAAATCCATTTAAAAGACAGGGCTCGAAAGCCCTGTCAAACTCAACAACTTAACTGATTAAGATGCTGTGTACTTGTGTGCTGTAACAGCGTTACCTAGGTTAGTAGTAACACGTGTCATACCTGTACGTAGGCTAGCTACCATTACACGACGTTGTGTTTCAACTAATTCTTGAGTGTCAATACGTAGACCGCGTTGGTTACCAACAATGAAGTTACCTGGGTTCAAGCAAACTGCACCGGCAACACCACTAGCTGGGCTAGCGAATTCTGCGGAAACTAGTACTGGACTACCACCGATCTGACCAATTTGGCCAGTTAGTAATGTAGCTTGTGTACCAACTTGGTTCATTGTCTGGAAGACTGTGTCTTCTAGCAACTGGTAATATGTATCGGTATTAACGATATAAATTACTTCTTGTGGGTCTAGACCCCAAGCACCAAGACCTTGACGTAGAGTGCGCATCTTAGCAACTGTCATACCTGCGGCAACTGTGTTACCTGTAGCAGTTGTGTTAGTAGCCCAGTTTGCTAGACCTTTAACAGGGTCAGAACCAGAACCAGCACCTAACAAGAATGCCTTGTCAACAGCGCGAGCAACACGACGAACCATACCATCACGGATAATTGGCATTAGAGCAACTAGTGCATCTTCTTCTTCTTCGTATGCTGTGTACTCGTTTGTAGCTAGTTTGTATGCGTTTAGAGTAATCTCTTTTAGTGCATGAGTAGCATTGTTACCAGCACTTGCACCAGCAGAACCAAGAGTAGCAGGAACAGCGCCAAACTCTGCGTTAGTAACCCAAGTAGCAGTACCTGCTTCTGGATTTACTGGAATTGTCATTACGTTAGTTTGCATAGCAATGTTACGGAACACTGGAGCAACAACTAAACGACGACGAACTTCAGATTCTAGGTTTAAGCTAACTTCTAGTTCCCATGTAGCTGAAGGAACGTGTGCACCGTATTTTTGTACTAGTTCACGACCAAATTTTGTGCCATCTAAAGACTTGCCAGCCATTTTAGCTAACATAACTGCCTTTTCTTTGTCAGCGTAAGACATACCGTCTTTGCTGTCTTGGAAAGACATTTTAGATTTTGTGATAGCTTCAATTTCAGCAGCTTTATCTTTTAGAGCAGCTTCTAGACCTGCTAGAGCACCCTTGTGGCTTTCTTCAGTTGCAGCTAAACGCTTTTCAACTTCGGCCAATAGTTTTTCAGCACCAGATTGACCTGAGCTAATTACAGCTGCTTTAACTTTTTCGTCAAATTCAGCTTGTTGTTTTTCTTTTGCAGCTTGTTCAGCTACGGACTTGGCTTGTTGTTCGGCAATTGCTTTCGCAGTTTGCTCAGCAGCTGTAGAGGCAGCCTTAGCCAACATTTGTTCTAATTCTTTTGGATCCATGATGTTCCATTCCTTATTAATATCGCTTTTTGCTTCCGTAGAGGATTCTAGCCCTTTAGCTGACTCGCTTTTGGGTGCAAATTGCATTTTGAAAGATTTAAATTCTTCAGCAGTATTAAATGCTTTAGAAAGACTGAAAATTGTATTTTGATTTGCTGGTACTGACACAACAGATATTTCGTGCAATTCCAGTTCTTTTACTACAAACAGCTCTGCAGCTGAATTGTACTCTGCATCGACGATGCGGAAGCCAATGCTAAATGCAGTTAATACGCCGTCTTTTACAAGATTGAACACATCTTCTGCTGCTGCCGAGATTCTGGCTTTAATCCACAATCCCTTTTCGTCAATTCTGTGTTCCACCATCCTACCAATTGGCTCACAGTGTTCGTGATAAGCAAGAATTACTGGATTTTTCAAGTAATTCTCCATGCCCGCCGTCCAAACACTGGCTGGTACAATATCGCCTTGTCTGTCCACATCGTTGGTACTTGCGTAACCTTCGATCATAACAGAGTCAATAATATCGTTTTTGGTAGGTAGATCATTACTTTTTGTGAATGTACTAGTAAGCGTTAGTACTTTGTTTTTATCTACCATTTTTACCCCTTGTTATTCTTTTGCGGAGGCGGGACGTCCTCCAGTAGCTGGGTTAGCAGCTGAACCAGCAATATTTGCTGGTATTCTTAATTCGTCATTGCCTGTAATGGTGCTATAACGTAATTCTGTTCGTGCTTCGTTAGCTGTAATAATTCCTGCATTAACTAACGTGGAGTGATATGCAGCAATGTCTTTTAATTCTGGTTGTAGGGCGGAAACTGAACTTGTAATTGCTTCAATGTCGTAACCGTAATATCTTTCTAAGGCAGACGTAAAACGTCTAACTATAGGCATTACTGTTTCTAAGTAGAATAGTCTTAAATTAGGACTAATATTGGCATTGTTGCCGCCTTCTAATAAGATTGGCGGAACTCCAATTGCTTGCAATATCATAGAGCTGTGAGTTTGGATCGACTGATCAAAATCCATGTCTTTGAAATTTGTGTTAGATAGGGAACTAGGTTTAAGTCCTGAGTCTAAGATTACTGGCTTTTTACCACCAGCCTTAGCACTATATCTTTGTAACCAGTTTTGAATTGTTCTTTCTTTGGCAACTTGTGAAAGCGTGTTATCGCTAGTTAACACTAAGCCAAACACAGCACCGTTATCAAAGAACTGGTCTTGAAACTCTTTCATGGAGTACAACAAGTTGATCGACTGTTCTGCCGACTCAATTCTGCTACTACCACGATAAATACTTCTGGAGTTAATATCTTTAAAGTGAAATACTTCTGACTCTTTAAACTCAGTTAATCCGTTATATAAATATCCACTAATAAACGTTTTAGTATCTGGTAAAATCTGTACTTCAATTGCTGGCAGGTGGTACATAAATACACCATCAAAGTGTATAAACACGTTACCATCCAAGATCAAATCTTTAAAGATTGCCATTCTGAATTCTTGTGCTGACTGATAGGGATTAGGCCTAAAATTCAGCAGGGTGGCTAGTTGTTTTTGGCGAATACCAACAACAACACCATCATGTACTTTGTCTTTAACATCGTAGTCCAAACTTGAAGCGGCAGACACTACCATGTTAACGGCTCTATTTACAGCTTCTACTTTTTGAAATGCTTGTAAATAACCGATTTTAGCGGTGGTACCAATTCTAGTACCCTCACTTTGTGCAATTCTTACTTGAGCTGGGTTTAGTTTCTCGCGAACCCACTCAGTGCTTTTTTGAAACCAGTTCATAATTTTCCTTAGATAAATTCTGAGAAAAAACTACCTGAACTAGTTTTGGGTATATCACGACCACCTGTTAAATGCTTTTCACGCTGTATCTCGATCCATCGAGCCTGTTTCGGTTCCGACCCAGGTTTAGGAGCTTTACCATAAACACCATGAAGCGCAACGTGGTGAGGGTTACAAAGGGTGTAAACCTGCACATACAACTCGTCATGATGCTCTGCAATAAACTCGTCTCTTACAGCTAAAATGCCATCGTCAGTAGAAATGTCATAGCCTTTGCGTTCAGCCCATCTTTCCAACAGTATGGTAACGGAGTGTAAGTGATGTAGTTCAAGATCAACACTGGTGTCACAGACACAACAGTGGTCTTGCTTCTCGTAAGCTGCTTTAGCTCGATCACGTACCCATTTTACTGGTATCCGTTTATTTGTGTTTTTTGCCATTATTTTAAAGTGCTACGCAACATCCATGAATGCTTTTTGTGTGCGTCTTGACGGTCTGCTAAAAAGTTAGCTAAACCATAATCACCCTGAGCTTCAGCAGCTTGATATACTGCTTTGAACATTTCACACATTAAGTCTGAATCAGCTAGTAGTTCTTGAGTCATTTGCATACCATCAGGTACAGACTCTTGACATTCAACTTCTGAAAGTTCATCTAGGGTTTCAAACGCTGCTGGCGCATAAATACGTAAAGCACGTAGCTGTTCAGCAAATGTATCAATGCTAGAACCTACTTCTTCGTAGATGTTACCAAAGAATTCGTGGTATTGTGGAAACAACGAACCTTCTACATTCCAATGGAAATTTTGTGCTTTTAAGTAAAAGCTGTATTCTGATGCAAAAGCTACTCGCATCAAATTTGCGTATTGTTCATCCGTCATTATTATCCTTTGTGCCGAGAATTTTTTCTTGGCATGCGTCATGCAATTACTAGTATTATACTCCGTAGGCAAGAAAATGTCAACACGATATTTTTGCTACCTATATGGTATAAGTATACAATGCGTATCTAACTGCGTCAGCCATGTGTGAATATTCATCATGCATAGGGCGCTCTCTTTGCAAGCCTTCACGAGTATCCCAACGATACTGATCGAACATAGCTAAGACTTCGGTGCAATGAGGAGCGATCTTTAGTCTTCCCTGCGCTACTAAAGTTTGCACATAGGCGATTCCGGGTAGTACGTCTTTTTTGGCTTTGGTGGTTGAAAGGTCGTATTGATAAGCAAGGTCTGATGCAAATTGTGCAGCAGCCGAGTCAATAAAGATTACTTCAACACCCCAACGTGAACATAAGACTTGAAACTCTGCTGCGTGTTGGGCTGTGGTTTGTTCGGACTTTAAGTATTCGTCAACAATCCAAAAACAGTCGGTGATACCGTCATAAACTATAACCACAAATGCTGTTGCGTCACGATAGCCAGGGTCACAGCCAGCAATGGCTTCGCCACGTATAGTTTCAGGCAACTCAGCAATACTGTCGTCAGCAAGTGCGTAAATTTGACCCTCAAACACAGTAAATGATGCTAAGTATTCTTGTTCAAACTCAGCCTTGCTCATAGACCGCCTGGCCTCAGCTACATCTGACTCAGCCATGCGGGTATTCTCCGAGTAGTCAGCTTGTAAGCTAATCCATTCCGGAAAGTTGGGATCAAAGCCACGATTCCAAAATTGTGAAAACCAGTTGTTGCGACCGCGCGGCGTTGAAATAAAGATAGCTTTGGCGTTGGGCTTGTCTAAGGTTGGACGAAGTGCAACGTTAAATGCAGCCTCACCACCTTCACCTAAGGCAGCTTCATCAAATATAATAAGATCATATGACCTACCAACTGTACTATCAACAGTAGATAAGCTACCCATGCGTATAGTGCTGCCGTTTTCCAGTTCAATTATTTTATCCTTTAAGTTGTCTCTGGCAACTTCTAGATCAAAGTGCTTGATGAGTTTACGTTGCAGTTCAAAAGAAATTGAGCTTAAGTTGTAGTTAGGCGAAATAATCAAGACATTTGACCCAGGCACTAAGGTGACTAGCTGCCCAATAATGTTGGCTATGTAGGTTTTGCCTAATCTGCGTGCAAGCGCAGCGCAGACGAATCGGTACTTGGGATCGTTGACTGCGTTGATTAATGCAACTTGGGGTCTGTTGATGGTATCGTAAATGTCTAAGAGCTTGAGATAGTTTACAATCGGCAACTTGATAAAGCGGGTAGTTGCCGGAAAGTCCACAATCACATCACAGTTAACGTCTGGTCTGGAGATGGTTAGCATTGATAACGTCCTGACGCTAATACTATTTGGCAGATGTGCTCTAGGCGTTCAATGTGTTCGTAAGCACGCCAAGGTGATGTATCCACAGCAACAACACCGTGACCTGTAATACCCACAATGTCATAACTAATAGTGCCCAAGTGGTCCAAAGCAAATGCCTGGTGACAGCAATCGGCTAGTTCCTGTGAAATAGGTGCTACTTGACCAACCACAGGAGCTACTTTAGTATAACGATTTAGTTCTGGAAATGCTTGGCTAATAGTATGCAAGTCAATACCTGCGTGCATAGCAGCTATAGTATAAGTAGGGTGTACGTGTACAACTACTCGGGTGTCTCCACAATGTTGACCTAATTTTTGTTGCAAACCAAAGTGTAGGGGCAGCTCTCCTGATGGAGCTAGTTTAGCGGATATATCGGTATATTCCATAACTTCCCAGCCTGTGGTTAAAAACGGCGGCACAGGATTTATTTGAGTAGTTAACCTAATTTTTTTAAATTGATCAGGCTGTAAGGTTTGTTTACGTGTTCCTGATGGAGTAATGTAAAAGTGGTCACGGTCGTGGTGGCGAATTGAGCAGTTGCCGTCTCTAGCAGTAATCCAGTTACGTTGATATGCGTCCAGCATTACTTCACAAATTGTTTCTAACATTTAATTCCAATAACGGTTATGATGAAGCTGCTGCCAGTATTCAGCATTATTTCTGTTTAAAAAGTTTTTGACTAAGTAGGCAGCCATACCAAAGTATCCCATCTTTTTAAAACGGCGTGAGTCTTGTCCAAAATAGTGTGGCATTAAACTAAACTTCTTGCAGCTAAACTGTTTTGATAAAAAGTAGTCTTCTGATGTAGTGCAGTGTTCAGGAAAGCCGCCAAGCTCGACAAAGCGGCTACGGCGCACAAGCATAAAAGCACCTACCGCAAAAGGTGAAAAGTGCTTTAGTACACGGTTTACCAAATTAAATAAACCAAACGCAACTTGTGCGCGACGGTCTGAGTCATAGCATCTGACATTTAATCCTACCAAGTCTAAGTTTTTGGAGTCTATTGCCTGTACACAATCCCAAATAACAGCAGGCTCAAAAAACCTGACGTCAGCGTCTATGAATAAGATATACGGAGTAGTTGCTAAAGCTGCAGCTCGATTCTTTGCTATACTAACAGGTCCACCCTCTATAACTTCTATATTGAGACCGTGGCTGTTAGCCGAAATAACTTCGCGAGTTGAGTCAGTGCTGCAATCAGCAATAATGATGCGGGTAGTGCCAACGGCCTGCTCACGCAGTGCGTACAGTAGGTGTGCAATGTAATCTTCTTCATTTTTGCTGGGAACCACAATGGTAACCTGATCATGTAGCGTCATCATATTTTGTCCAAGTTACAATTTCCCACAAACCATCCAGGTGTTCTACTAAAGCAGTACACGATTCAACCCAGTCACCGTCATTCATGTAGACAACACCGTCAATCATCTTGATTTCTGCATGATGTATGTGTCCGCAGATCACACCATCAAACCCACGCTTCTTACAGTAGGCTACCAAATTTTGCTCAAATTTAAACACAAAGTCAACGGCACGTTTAACTTTAGACTTTAGGTACTGCGATAAACTCCAGTAGCCAAAGCCCATGCGATGACGCAACCAATTAAATTTAGTGTTTAAGCCCAGCACAAAGTCATAGGCTTTGTCGCCTAAAAAGCTTAGCCAGGGCGCTAGTGCAGTAATGCCGTCAAATAAGTCACCGTGTGTTACTAGGTAACGGCGACCATCCAACCCCACATGAGTAGCTTGATTAGCAATTTCAATATTGCCAAAGCCTATATCATAAGGCATTAGTGGACGTAAAAACTCGTCGTGGTTGCCAGCAATGTAGATGACCCTGGTGCCGCGCTTGGCATAAGTTAAAACACGACGCACTACGTTAGTATGCGACTGACGCCAACGCCAGCGATTCTGCTGAATCTTCCAAATATCTAAGATATCGCCTACTAGGTATAAGGTTTCGCAAGTGTTGTGTTTAAGAAAATCGCACAGCTTTTCAGCTTGTGAGTCCACAGTACCTAAATGCACATCTGAAATAAAAATTGCGCGATAGTGTGCCATTATCGTGTCCAGTGTTTATTAAAGCGTTCAAAGTAAAACATGAGCTCAGCTTCGGCATCATCATAGTACTCGCCTACATAATCTGACTTGGTAGCGCTGTGAACGTTCTCACATAAGGCTACTAGTGAGATCTGTTTACGGTGAAAACCAAAGCCTGTCAAGGTTTTTAAAATCCACTGCCAGTTGCCGCCACGAATTATGCCAGCCTCCACTAGTACTAGGTGCTGATACTTGGTGAACTCTGACTCTCGGGCTAAAAGGGTGTCAAGGTACTGGTCTGTGGCTTCACCGGGGTAAGGCACGTCTAGGGTTACAATAGGCAGCATTTCTCCAGCTTGCGACCAAGCATGAGCCAAGTGCATGGCTACTGTGGCTGAGTAGTCAGGCGAAACCATAACAACACAAGTGGTTTTAGGGTTAAAATAACTAGAGTCTACTGTGGTTAATAACCTGTTAATCAGCTCTAGTTCTTTTTCGCGTGTAATAAAGTGTAAGGGTCTTGGCATTATACACCCTCACCTGAGATCAGTTGTTGTACCAACTTAGAGTACTTGCTGCCGTCTAAGCCTTCGTTGATTTGCACGTTAACTTGCTTTTGCGGTGCAGTGCCCGAACGGATTTTCTCCAATTGAATCTCCTTGTCCATGAGATCCATGCTCATCTTGTGCGAAAGGGCTAAGAGTTCTGAGATGTCCTTTTGTGAGCCGGCTCCGGCCTCCTCCAGCTCTTGAAACTTTTGCTTGATAAGGGCATCCATAGCTCTGCGCATTAAGAAACGGTTGTTGTAACCTGAGTCAAAAAACACAGCATCAATATACTGTTTTACTTCTCTGCGCTTGAGATAGTCTGTTACTACTTCAACTTCTATGTCCAGCTCTTGGGCCACCTTTCTGGGGTCATTGAGTTGCAAGTAGCAGTTTGCTACTTCAAGCATTTCAGGGGCCAGCTTGATGATTTCGGCAGGTAGATTTTGTGTCATAAAAGAATCCTTTTTGGGTTATTATATCAGGTTAGCGTTGTCGGAGCAAGTTGATTTTTTTGTGGTGGTTTTGGTGGTTTAGGGTCACGTGGCACGTGAATTTCATGCGCACCTTATTGTGTTTGAGTAAATTTTCAATGTTAGGCCGTGCCAGGGGGTCCAGCAGCGTGTGTGGTTTTTAGAGTCTGATAACCCCCCTGTCAGTATATCACAGATTGTTCTACCCCGTCAATAGGTGTTTGTCCCTATGTTGTATTTTTACACACTTGAATTTTTCTGGTTTTTTGGGCTATAATAAACACATGACAACGAAAGACACTATGAACAAACTTCAAGAATTTTTAGATTTAGCATTGTGCATGGCTTGCATTGCCTTGCCTTTCGTGCTATACTTTGCTTTTGTGATGACCCCTTAACCCTTTCAACTTTGGAGAAAATGAAATGACTGCAAAAACTGTAAACTATACCCCTGAGCAAACCGCCCAGATGGTCGCTGACTATCAAGCTGGTGTAGCTGTTGAATCCATTGCTGAAGCATTGGGCAAAACTGTTCGCTCTGTTGTTGCTAAACTTTCTCGTGAGAAAGTTTACAAGGCTAAGACCTACACCACTAAGACTGGTGAGGCTGTTGTTAAGAAAGATGCTCACGCTGATTATATCGGTCAAGCATTGGGCTTGAGTGAGGCTGACATGGAATCACTCACTAAGGCTAACAAGACTGCACTCGCTAAGATTGCAGATTTCATCAAGGCTGAGAAAGCCTGATAGATTGTAGGGGCTTTATGCCCCTACATTTTTATGCTATAATCTAGCCATGCAAAACCTTCACACATTCATTAAATTTTTAGGCTTAACTAAGCCTGTTGTTGTGCGTGTTAATACTCGCAACAATAAGCACTTTGACGGGCTTTACATTGCCAGATATTCTGATAAGACTGGTAAACTGTTGGAGCATAGAATTACAATTCATGTTGGCGATAATGTGCGAGAGTTTAATGCACTGTTAGCCCATGAGCTTATTCACGCATGGCAAGAAGAAAATGGTAAGACTGAGATACATGGTAGACACTTTAAACGATTGGCTAAGGCTATGGGCAATCACTTTGAGATAGAAGAAATCTATCTCAAGGGCGTTGATAAAAATTGAAAACAAAATGCCTACAAAACGAAATGTAATACTTTCGTTTGCTGGCGGCGCCATTATACCTGTATAATGGCAACGGTGTCAATAGGTGTTTTCCCCTATGTTGTATTTTTACACACTTGACTTTTTTGCTGAAAACTTGGTATAATAAACACATGAAAACAAAATACACTGAAAAACAACTTTCACGATTCCATCGCTTTTGTGATCGGCATGGGCTTGCATTTGCAAACCTTGCCGAGTATAATGGCGCACTTGAACAATTTTTTTCTGAGGATGACCTATGACCAGTCAACAACTGTTGAACGACCTGCAAACCGAATTGTGGGATTTTTATAAAGATGTGCATGGGATGCGTCCTAGGCATTGGACGCAAGAAGAATGGAATTCTATGGAATTCTTGCAAGCCCAGCGTGAGGGTTTGATTAAGGTTATAGAATCCATGACACCTGAGCAAAAAATTGCTGAGGGTTGGGGTTCAAATGCCCAATGGGAATTTGAGGATTTTATGGCTAAGGCAACTGGTCCAGCAAGGGGCTAAATGAATACCTTTGTTTTCAAGAAAATTGAAAACAAAGGTACTACTTTTGAGGCGCCAATTATATCACATATAATTGGGGCGTGTCAAGGATTTTTTGCTAGGTGTTTTCACCTATGTTGTATTTTTGCAAAAACGCAAAATTTTTGTTGTAGGGCTGATTTTTGATGTATAATGATTTCATCGCAACAAGGAAACAAGCAAATGGCTAAAATCACAAAGGTTTCAATTTATGACATGGATGGCACAATCGTGGATTCTCTGCATCGTTATCGTACTATCATTGATGACAATGGCGAGCGTATCGACTTGGGTTATTGGCGTGAAAATGAGTATCGTGCAATGTCTGATACTTTGTTACCATTGGCAGAACAATATAAAAATGATCTCACAAACGAGAATTGTTTTGTTATTATTGCTACTGCCCGCGTTTTGCGTTCCGCTGATAATCAATTTATTCGTGAGATTTTAGGCGAACCCGATTATATCATCTCTCGCACTGATGGCGACACTATATCAGGCGCAAAACTCAAAATTGCAGGTTTGGCTAAATTCTTTAATTTGCTAAATTTCAAAGATGCTGAATTTACTTTTTATGAGGATAATGTAGATTATCTTAAAGCGGTTTGTGATCGTTTTAATATTCGTGGGGTTTATGTGCCAAGCAAACAAGGGCATTGAAAACCAAGGTTTGCAAACGAAAACGAAATGTAATACTTTCGTTTTCGGGGCGCCAATTATATACTATATAATTGGGGCTTGTCAAGCTTTTTTTGATAACTTATTTTTTGTGTGTGTTTAAAATACAACACTATGCAAAAAAATTTTATGATATAATCTAGGCTTACCAACTAAGGCACACAATGGCTAAAAAGCAGTTTTTTGCAATTCTCGATACTGAAACAACCATTAATGATACTGTGGCAGATTTTGCCATTGTGATCGTTGATCGTAATGGTAAGATTTACAATCAATGTGCGGTTTTGGTTTCGGGTCATTATAGCACAATGGAATTATTCCATGATAAAAATGCTAATGATATTTGGGGTTATGCTGGTTTGCATAAGCGCAAAGCCACCTATGATGCCATGCTAGATAATGGCGTGAGAATGTTGGCTTCAGTTAATGCTATTAATAAATGGATTAATCAAGCCATTGGCAAATATAATCCCTCATTAACTGCATATAATCTGGCTTTTGATTTGTCAAAATGTGCAAATACTGGTATTGATTTATCAGGGTTTAATTCTCGCTTTTGCCTTTGGCAAGCCTCAATTGGTAATATCTGCAATAAAAAAGCATTTAAACAATTTGCACTTGATAATCACCAATTTAATAATACCACCAAAAATGGCAATATGACATTTAAAACCAATGCTGAGATTGTGTGTGGCTTTATTAATAATAATATTATTATTGAGCCGCATACAGCCCTAGAAGATGCCCGAGATTTTGAATTGCCGATTCTCTCGCATATAATCAAAAAACGCAATTGGCAAGATAATATCAAACCTTATAATTGGCAAGATTTTCAGGTTAAAAATCACTTTATAGCAAAATGAGATAATCGGGGCTAATAACCCCGATTAATAATAAATGGAAAATATCGGCTGGCTTGGTTCTATATTATTGGCATTTTGCGGATTACCGCAAGCCATTGAATCATTTAAAACAAAATCCTCTGATGGATTAACTTGGGGATTTATTTCAATGTGGTTTATGGGCGAGATATTCACAATAATATATGTATTTCCTAAAATGGATATGCCATTATTATTTAATTATTCCGCAAATGTAATATTTTTATCGGTTATTATTTATTTTAAATTATTTCCGAAAAAATAATTGTGTAATACTTTTGTTTTCAAATAAAATTGAAAACAAAAGTACTACTTTGCTGCGCCAAAATTATAGCATATAATTTTAGCCGGTGTCAAGCTTTTTCGATAACATATTTTTTGTGTGTGATTAAAAAACAACGGGTTTTTCATGTATAATTTGCCTATGAACAGAAAAGAACTTCAAACCCTGATAGAGCGTGAGACTGCGACAATTTGGGATTCGCTTTGCGAAATGTATCCTAAATTATGCAAATTTAATCCGCCTGTAATACGTTTGTGTGCAAGATTATATCGCACTGCGGGTATGTGCCACCAAGAGGACAGAATTGTTCAAATTGGTTATAAATTTTTCTTACATTCGGCTGAATACCGCAAACAAATGTTTACAGTTATTTTGCCCCATGAAATTATCCACCAAGCCGATTTTGACCTTTTTGGAATATCCGAAAAAAATTGTGGGCATGGCGCAAATTGGCAAAAAATCATGGTAGAATATGGGCTTGAACCCGTTAAATATCACACAATGGAGATTTTGAGAAAATGATTACTTTTGTTTCTTGGTTTGGCACTCTGACTAGTATTTTTGGTTCGTTTGCTGTTGCAACTAAAATGTTTCAAATCGGATACGTTTTGTTTACTTTTGGTTCGCTTTCATGGTTGTGGGTTGCGTACAAAAAACGCGACAAGGCTTTGGGTGTACTAAATGGTACATTTTTCATTGCAAACGTAATCGGATTAATTAACTTTTTCTGAAAACAAAAGTTTAACTCTGCAAACAAAAATGAATACTTTTGTTTGCAGAGTTTGCGCCAAAATTATAACATATAATTTTAGCCGGTGTCAAGCTTTTTCGATAACTTATTTTTTGTGTGTGATTAAAAAACAACAAAAATCTGTGCTATAATGTGCCATAGCAGGGAAAAACGGAAAACTGCAAATAACCCCACAAAAAATAGGTTATTGACAACTCTAAATTTTCTGCTATAATTTAATTTTTAAACAATCTTGAAAGGGTTAGAAAATGGCTACAAAAACTGTCAATTATACCATTGAGCAAACTGCTCAAATGGTAGCCGATTATTCGGCTGGTGTTTCGGTTGAAACTATCGCCGAAAATCTCGGTAAAACTGTTCGCTCGGTGGTTGCAAAACTGTCACGCGAAAAAGTCTACGTTGCAAAAACGTATGTTTCCAAAACTGGTGAGCCTGTCGTCAAAAAAGACGCTCACGCCGATGCAATCGGCGCAATTCTCCGCTTGCCTGAGAATGATATTGAATCGCTCACAAAAGCGAACAAATCGGCTTTGAAAGCAATTTTCGAAGCACTGGCAAACTCTAAGCCAGTTTAAAAAAATATGCTATCATATAATTTTTAATATCCGATTTTTTAATCGGGAATGGGGGTGAAAATCCCCCTAGCATATTTTTTATAACCCTGCCCAGCGCAGGGTTATTTTTTAGCTTAATAACCCTACAGCCAGTAGGGTTATTTGCGCCAAAATTATACCACAATTTTGGAGCCGGTGTCAAGAACTTTTTTGTAGGTGTTTTCCCCTATGTTGTTTTTCTGCAACCTGGCACGATTCTTGCGCCTGTGGGGCTGGCACGATTCTTGCTATTAGCAAATTCCGTTCCCACGGCCAAATGCGAATGATTCTCATTCAGGGTAAATTTCACATTGTGAAATTGAGTACTTTAGTACTACAGCGCTCCGCGCTGCGCCAGTGGAAAAGCTAGTGTAAATTCTTGGTAGTTCTCCAGGCTGCGCCAGTGGAAAAGCAAGTGTAAATTCTTGGGGGTTTGACCTCCCTGCGCCCATTATATAGTGCAAAACCTTTATGTGTCAAGTGAATTTTTCTGCCGGTGAGTGTAAGGCCAAGTGCAAAAATTTGGATTTGAAAACTTTTTTTGATTTCTGTATAATTTATTTATTGATGACAGGGAACGGCTCATGACAGACACCGAATTTTTCAGCTTAGATCAGGAGCAGTGGTTTGCAGAATTCATGGAATCCGAACTATCCAAAAATCTTCCTGCTATCCACGTACACGACAACATTTTTGAATTTGACGATGTGCCCTTGTAGTGATATAATTATTCTTTAAACAGCGCAGAAACCAATTGAAAGGACATATGATGACTGAAGCTACCAAAACCAACTATACCCCCGAGCAAACCCAGGCTCTCGTTGCCGGCTACCAAGCTGGCGAAACTGTGGAAGCTTTGGCTACCCAGTTGGGCAAGACCACTCGCAGCGTGGTTGCCAAACTCTCTCGTGAGGGCGTTTACAAAGCCAAAAGCAAGGCTGCTGGCGCTCGTGTGACCAAGGCTCAGCTGGTTGCAGTGATTGCCCTCAAAGTGGGCGCAAGCGAGGAAGTGTTGGAGAGCTTGGAGAAAGCTACCCACGAAGCCCTCGAGCTGTTGGCAAACCGTTTGGTTTGACCAATTTAGGGTCAGAAAATCTTAACTTGATCAATGACCCTAATTACTGTATAATTTATTTATAAACAGTCGGGAAGGGCTTAATGAATGACTGAGAAAACCCAGCCGCCCGTTTGTCAGCGATCTCTTTGCGCACTAACCAGTCACTGTATGTCGACACACCTGCGAAGTTAGATCATAGTGGCAACGACTGTTATTTTTTACTTGAATGTGCAGCTTATTTACTGTATAATTATTATATAGATTAGACAGGGTGACAGCGGTCTTCGGCGATATATTACTGCTTATGAAGATACGTCTTAATTGTGGGAAATTTAAACCGAGCCACAGCCCTTAGCAAACGAATTTGGGTGTTATGCGACCGAAATTACAGTAGGATAACAACTTGATGGTGTGAGAAGCTACACACCGCCCACCTTAACCCTCTGACGAGCTGATGCAATTTCAGCGAAACTCTAAGTGTCTGTACCAGTGTGCGTTCTACTCCCACGGAACCGCTGGTGCGACTTAGGGTCAGGACGAATCCCACAAACACGAAAACTGGAAGGGGTGGTCTGTTGAGCTTCGGCTGATGCAGCGACCCCCTGAAACTTAGTAGTGCTGTGGTAAAGAGTAACCCTAGGGAGCCGACCCTATATCCCATGCCGTGCTATCTGGTATACACGTTAAATATTCTTGGTAGATTAGCCCACTGACGGGCTCGACCCTAAGCTGAGGCGGGTTCGTAAATATGTCCAGTCAGAGGCAACTGTAAGAAACCGACCCTAAGCCACAGTATGTCGTAAAACTCCAGAGGCATTTATTTCCACCGGCCGCAAACCGATATAAATCCTAGTGTGGACTAGGTATTAAGTCTTCCCTTCCACTAAAGCGCAGCATGCATAACCTCACGCAGCTGGTCAGGTCACTGTGGTTTAGGGTCACGCAGTAAGTCCAAGTGGTTCTTGGCAGTCTGAGTCGTGATGTGAGCACAAAAAAAAACAGACGATTCTAGACGCAGTCTTTTCAAAGCCCCCTCATCGGCAGATCAGGGGGCTTTGTTTTGCCCGTCAGAATCACCACAGAAAAAACTGACGTGCCTGCGCCAATTATATAGTGGCCAACTAACTTTGTCAAGTGAGTTTTCTTGTTCTGACCCTAAACCGCCACAATCACCACTATTAAAGAAATGTTTAATTTAACCCAGCCCATATTAAAGTGTTCTTTAATAAGCGCAAAAAAGCCCACAAACGTCACCGAATGTGGGCTTAAGCTAAATTAGGGCAATTATTCTGGTTTAGGGTCAGCTTCAGTCAATTTAAGTTCAATTAACTTGAGTACCCCTTTATTTACCTTTTCCAGCGATTCTAGGGTCTCTGAGCTCACCTCCAGCAATTCTGCAATCCTGTCAATATGCTCGGATTTTTTCACTGGGAGCTCACCTCGCTTGTTAACATAAGTTTTTTTCTCGTAAACTCCAAGCGAGCTTAATTTTGCTATAACTGATCTTTCAGGCACGTCAATTGCAGTAGCAATGTCTTTAACTGGCACCTTAGCCTTGTAGTCAGCTATAATACGGTCAGTGATTTCTTTGGTGTACTTCATGTTACATCCAGGGTAATAAGGTTTTTGTTGTTTCTTTTGGTGTTTCTTCTAATGCAGCGGATTCTTTAACAGGTTGCTTAAATATTGTTGGTGCAATTAGTGGATCTGGCATGTGATCCCAATTTGTGGGGTCTAAAATCATCAGGTTATGTCTGTGAACCGGATGTGCTAGCCAGATTTGTGTCATTATGGATTGGGTAAGTTTGGGTAGGTGTCCCAACTCAGTATCTGATATTCCATTCAAACTCCAAGTAGTTTCTGCATTTTTTAGCTGGCCTGCACTTTTGCCACTACGGGTCATTAGCCCCTGTTGTCTAATTTCTAATAATCTTTCCGACCCTAAAGTGGGTACATCTACACAAACCGCTTCATATAAACGGGGTTCTAGCACATAGTCCAAGTTTTCACAATTTCTCCAGCTCTCATAGCTGACACCCTGCATACGTTTAAATCCTGCTAGGACTAGTGGAGTGAGTACAGCATACTCTGCCATTGCTATCTGCTTGGTTAAAAGACAAGTACGTGCGATTCTACTAAGTCTCCACATTGCCTGAGCCGCCAAACTGTGCTCACAGTTGTGCTTTAGGGTCTGTTTTACATCTATCTTGTTATCCACTAAGATAAGCCGCCAACTACCAAAAGCCGCCACAAGTTGGGGCAAAAGCCACGATCCCATGCGATTAAGCGAATTTTTTTGGGCAAAGTCCTCCAACTCAGTTTCGGTCATTGTGGCAATGAGTTTAAGTGGTAATTCTTCGATGTGTAATTTCTTTAGTGTTAGCATATTTTTAGCTCGTAGTTGTCCAATGGCTTGAAGACCAGCCTACTTTGATTGTGTTTGACCCTAAACCTACAAAAATTATGTCGTCTTGCAGGGTCCCCAAGGAACAAGTTCTCCCTGAACGACATATTTGTGTGTTTTAGTGCAACCACTCAAAGTGTCTAGTCTTAAACTTTATCAATTTATACTAAATTATATCACATCAAGCAAATTGGTGGCAAGTGTATTTTTCGTTAAGAGATCAAAGCTTGCGTTTTCTTTAAGATGTTGGCTTGATGTTTTGTGAGATCAAAGTATTGTAGGTGCTCTAGACTCGCAACAATTGCCAAGAAATCTTCCAGTTCTGTGACAAGTTCCTGTAAATTAGTAGTTTTTCTGTCAGGGTGGTGGTTTTGTTCACCAAACCTGCGGACTTTGCTTATCGCCTGAATAACTTCAGCTGACTCTTCTTGCAGCTTGTCTAAGAGCCACTGCGTTACCAGTTCTCGGTGATTTTTAGCCTTTAGCTTAGTTTCTGGAACTGGTTGTTTTGCTATGGGGTCTAGGGGTTCTTCACGATTGTATTCAAGTAGTTCTTGCATTGGTGTTTTCATGTTGTTCCCTGTCGTGGTTTTGAGCTAATATTTGGTTTGTTATATATCGTTCACACAGGTCACAGTAGTATATTTTGTGTACTATAACTTGTATATAAGGCTCTTGGTTGTGTAAAAAATTAGTTCTGGTTTTTCTAACACCATAGTAGCTGTTGTGTTCTGTAATCACACGGGCCTCATTTGATCAGGCTTAGGGTCTACATTGTTGTAGCCAAAGTCGTTAAGAATCTCTTTAGTGGCTTGATAACTAAAAAGGTGCCTACGATTCTTTTCTAGACACCAGCCTGCCACTAGTTGAATTAAAAGCTCTACTTCAATAGTACACCACTCATCGTTGAGACTAACATTACCCATGTCGTCTATTTTAAAGCCTGCTTGACGAGCTAAAATTAAACTTAATTTGTCGTCCATGGGTCTGCGTCCAGTACTAGTTCTAGGAATTTAAGGGTGGTCATGTCGTCTGTGTTGTACTCTACTCCCGCAACCACAAAGTCTCTAGCATCTTTGCCGTAGTCTGCTTCATACTGCCACCACTCAACCCAGTCAAATTGTTGTTTGCCTACCAGCTCCTCCACCAGCTCTCGGTAGGCTTTGCGAATGGGGTCTGCAAGACCAAACACTTGGTTGTCTGGATTGATTTGTTGTAGGGCTGTACAAAGTTGAGTTTCGTAGCACTCTTGCACTTGGCAAGCCTGAATATATCGGTAAACAATTTCTTTAGATGGGAACATGGTTGTCTTTAAAATGATTGCGAAGTTGGTTGACCGCTCGTTGAATGGTGCCATCAACTAGTTGTTTGTCGTAGGTAGTGTATACTGCTTGTCTTGTATCTGTAGCAAGTGTAGCTAAAACTGCCTCACCAACAACTTGCTGCACAAAGTACTCTAGCTCAGCCTTTTGCACTGGACCAATATAAGTCCAGTCATGCAGTCTAGTAAGTGCAGGTTCTTTTAAAATAGTAGCAATATGTTGGTTCATTACCACTCTCCCTCTGCTATACGCATTAAGTAGTTATAAACGTACTCTGGGTGTCTTTCAAATATTTCTACAGGGCTATGACCCTCAAACGCTTTATTTGTAGTAGTCCACCACTGTTCGGAAAGTTCTTTGCCAACCATTGCTATAACTAGTGCTTGTGATCTGGCTAAGAGTACTTGTTTGCGCTTAGCCCAGTATGGTTCTGCTTCGCTAAGTGGTACAGTTTCGTATTGGCTTGTCATTTTGTTAAATTGTTTGTGGAATTCTTTTTCAAAAGTAGTCATTTTGTTTGTATGCACCTGTAATCGCTAGTTTTAAGTTGTAATTGGTATGCAGCTGCTTCACACCTAGTCAAGCCGTCAAACTCTGCTAGAGATCTCCAACCTGCACCGTGAGTGGTCACAAAGCCCCATACAAATAGTGTGTACAGCATATTATTCCTTGGGATATTTAATTTTAGTGAGTACGTTAATGGCTTCTAGTTCGCCATAAGTAAGCGATATAATCTTATTGTCAAAAGCAATGTCCCAGCCTTCGCCGTTAGACCACTCACAGACCTCGACTACTGCATCTGATTTAGCCAGGTGACAGTACTGTCTGAGGTTAGTGTAAACACTTGATCGTTGTTGAAATTTCACGGCATTCTCCTGTTTAATAAACAATTATAACACAAAAACAACAAAGCCCTCAACAGCATAAATCTGGAGGGCTAAAATTGTGTTGCTTTTTTACAACAAATTACATTACCATGTTTCTGGGCCAGCAACTTGTACTACAAACTTTCCAGGAATGTCCTTGTGAAGGATATCAATGCTGAGTGTAATAGTTGCTCCGATACCTGAACTGGCGTCAATGTCCAGCAAAAAGGCATCGTGGCTTGGAAAGTGGTTCATAATATGCAGAATTTTTTCTGCTTGTTCACGCAAAATATAATTTTTCATGGTTTCTTTTTAGTAGGAAAAGGCCAAGAAGGTTCTGGGTTTGGATAAGGCCAGTTCTCTACAGTTTGTTTAGTTTGCATACAAGTACAGTTTCTGCCTTGATTGCAGTCACCACTACACGGAGATTGTGTGGGTGCTTGCAATCGAGTATACCTGGTAATTAGTCCGGCTACCAGTAGTGCCATAATGATAAGAGCAATTAGTCCCATAGTGCCTCGTAGTATTTGCCAAAAAGTCGGTAGCCATTCTTTTTACGTTCGTACCAAGCTTTGAGACCTGCTTCGTCAACTTTCATGCGGCGAACAGAATCCATGAAATCTTCGCCTGGAATGTCTTTGCCGTGGTCATAAAATTGGCTGTCTGCATTATCAGCTTGCTGCTCAAACGCCCAGATCATTTCGCCAAGTACATAGTCCCAGCGAAGGAAGTGGTTGCTGTCAGTGTCCCAATCATTTTCTTTAGGCTCAGCGCTAGTGCTTTTAAGGTTGTCTGGCACATCTTCGTCATCAACACAAGGAGCCCCGTTCTTGGTAGCGTGCAGTTGTTTAAGCATAGGCAGAATGATGTATGCAAGGGTATGATCCATGCTCCAAGTGTCATACTTGTCAATCTTGACATACACTTGACGGCTGCGCTTAGACTCAATCCACTGACAAAACCTCAGGAGAGTGCTGTCGCTGCCGTCTGACTTTTCACTAAGCCACTTACCAAAACGGTGAGCACGATCAGCCCACTTGCAGTCATCATTATACTTTTCTTGCCAGAAAAAAATCATATCGGCAATTTGATATGGTCCAATCCAATTTTTATAAGGACCGATTACTACTTTCATTTTTTATATCCTTAAAATAGTTCTAGTTGCTCGTTAACATAGTAGTGCAAGCTTTCACGAGCACGGTCATAAACTTCTGATGGTTCAAGCATTTCAGGCTCACAACCCTCAACCGTACAAGCATAGGTGGCTAAAGTTAGATTTACTTCGTCCCACATGGCTTTGGCACCTGCTTTGTATGCTTGACGCATCCAGTAGTCGCGGGTATCAAGATTGGTAATAGAAAAGTCACCCATTAAATGAACTTGGCAACGATTGCTGCCCAGCTCAGGATACTGTTCTTCATAAAACCACTTGATAAACTCACGGTCTAAGTTAAACTGTTCACGTTTCATTAGTAAGCTCCTTCTGAGTTATCAATGGCAGAAATAAAGTCGCCCACATACATATCAACAGCTTTAAGTACATCCTGATCTGACCCATGCTTTTTTGCACTGCGAACAGCAGCATAAAAGTCAGAGATCAAGTTTAAGTACTGGTGTGCATTAAGGTATACACGGGCTTCTTCCAAAGACTCGCATTTAATGTTAAGTTCTAGCATATTTGTTCAACTGTTTAAGAATGTTAAGATCGGTGATGGGTTGGTAGTTGGATTTAGCCATAGGCACAATGCAATGTTTGTGAGCACGGGCACGAAGCTCGCCACAATCTAAACAAAAGTGACGGCCTAATGCCCAGCGAGCCTTGGCTACTTCCTTACCGCAACTGACGCAATTATACATAGTTTTCTCCTGTTCAATATAATTATTATACAGCGGAATAACTATGAAATCAAGTCAATCTTTTCGCATTGCTTTTATAAGCTGTTCAGTAAGATGACGAATAGCTTTCTGGTATCCTTGTACACTAGCACGCTGACCTGGCAACCACTCTGGACGTAAACTAAGTGCTAATTCTTCATCTGGAGTAACCAGGATGCGTTTAACTGTATCATCTCTCCAACGCAAGCGTTCGCAATAAACAGTAACTGTTTCCATGCCAGGGTATGGTGCAACTGGAGTTTCGGCTGTTGTCCATACAGGCGGCCTTAATACTGCAATACGTACAGCCCCCTGCTTTTCTAGCTGATCCAATAACCACAAGGGCAAATCAAGAATAGTAATTGGCTCTAGGTCTGTTGTATACAGAACTACGTTCATACTTCCTTTCTAATAGCCCAAGAACCTTCAGAGTACTCAGTCCATGTTAAAGTATCGCCTACCTTCCAGTCAAGCTCTTCTAGCAATTCTTCGGGCAGTGGAAGAATAAGGTCATCACCGTCTTCTTCTAAAATAGCAGTCCAACGATTATCGGCTAAAGCTTTTTTACTTGTAAATCCTACCACTGTGCTTCTCCTTGAATTAGTTTACGATGCTGAATCCAACCTTTGAGGTTGCCTGACCAAGCTTGGCCTGCCCTGTCTATATGCGTAGTACCTAAGTCGGCAAAACAATCAGGTCGCTGCATCGGGGTAGCTTGATGCTCAACTGGGCTAGCGTGACAAGGCTGTGATTGAATTAGCTGATTAAAGATTTTTTCAGCTTTTTCAAAGCTATCGTCATTCTTTCGATACGACACTTGTGCACAACAACTAGCGCTGATAATACGCGCTTCTTCTGTCGATATATTAGTATCATTGCTATCAAGATACTGCAAACCGCCACGATCATCACGATAAGTATTAACATAAGGCACATGCCACTCTCCTGGAACTAAGCGTACTGGAGTTGACTTGATATACTCATCACGCATTTTTATTGCCAACTCATGAATTTCAGGCTGTGCATCTGCATGGCAACGCAGCCACCAAAAGTTTCGCCACTCTGTGCCTGAGATAACAGTTTTCATTGTCATCCAAGGCTCAGTAATGCGATTAGCAATTTGTTTGTGCAGCTGCAATCTATTAGCCAATCCGCCAGACCAATGAAGGGCATCTTGCATTGCACGTTGCCAAATAAATTTAGCGTCTGTGTAGTCTGTGCCTGTAAGTTCTTCTTTGGCCTGCATACCTGCCTGATTCTTGCCCCAATACACTGGCTCAGCAGGAGAACTAAGAATGTGTTCATGCATTGCTTTAACAGGAATAGCACGACTGGAAGCTGAGTTCTTTGACAACATCCTATGAGTGTTGAGTTCCGCTAGGATAAACCTGGGATACTCAATCTCCATAGTAGTCATCCTGACGTGTTCAGGGCTGATCGAGTCAGCAATAATTTTAGCAGTTATTTTGTCTTTAGCGTTCATACTTCAATAGTTTTAAAAGGGTCAAAACCAACACCATCGTTTAAGGCTGTGTAATAGCCATGAGGGTTTGCAACCACACGAGTATCGCCAAGCTGAATGTCAGTAGCGTCGTGTGTATGTCCAAATAGCCATGTAGTATCAGACATAGTGCTGATATACTCACCCAAGTTATTAGCAAAGTAATCGTTGATTAAGTCCGGCCCACGCCAGCGTGGTGCAATGCACTCGCGTGCAGGAAGAAAGTGAGTAACAACAACAACTTTTTTGTTGTCACGACCTTCATAACTTTGTTTGATGTAGTCGATGTGTTTGTAGTAGGTTTTAGCACACTCGTTAACATCAAAGCTTTTGATTACTCTGAAGTCATTAATACCACGTTTGGCTGCTGACTGACTAAAAGGATTTTCGGCAAAATTAGTCCACAGTGAGCCACCAGTAAACAGTACACCATCAATGGTAACTGAACCAGGATTAAGAAAGTGAACTCCCTCAACCATGCTGCACTTTTCAGCCATTTTTTCATTAAATTGAATAAAGTCACCACCATAATACTCGTGGTTACCTGCAACGTACACAATGTTAGGAAACCCTTGGTCTTTAAAAAACTTAATAACACTCATTGTGTTAGTAGTTCCAGACGCAATGTCTCCTGCAAGTACGAGCACATCCTCGCCGCGATATTCTGCAAAATCAGCAGTTTTATATGGCAGGCGGAATTCTGTGTGTAGATCGGATAATAGTCTGATTTTCATAGTGTTTTCCTGTTTAATAAGATATTATATCACAAAAGAAAAGGCACAGCAAGCCTGTTTTTAGGAGCTTACTGTGCCTTGCTTAAGCGTAAAATATATGGTTGCCTATTTTAGCTATAATAGTTTTAGTTTTTGCCCATATGGGGGCTACATGGCTGGCATGAAAGTATACCGCAGTAAAGTCGGGCTCATATACACGCCTACTTAATACTGCTGTTGCTACTTTCACTGCTGAGGCCCATGCCTTTTGGTCTTTTACTTTTTTATGTTTATCCATAGTCCACGAAAATTGTTTGTTTGCGTAAACTACTTTACATATTGTATTTTGAAATAATCCGCTAGATACACGATTTACGGTAACTAATGCAACGGCTATTTGTCCTTGAAATGGCTCTCCACGAGCCTCATGATAGATATTTTTAGCTAAACACTCTATGTCTTGTGCATTAGCTTTAACTATCTGTGTTTTAGGTTTTGTTGGCATATTTATACTTGTTGAAAGTACTAGTGCCATTAAAATTGTTGCTATCTTGAATGTTGTCATAACATCTCCAGGTTGCAACAAAATGCTATTATGTTTCTTTCTTTGCTTCTGATTCTTGCTTTCTTTGTTGATAGAAAGTTTCTAGTTCTGTGTTTGCATCATTTAATTGTTGCATTAAATTTTGATTAATTTCAGCATTTTGTTGTAGTTGATTGGAAAGCTGCTGAATTACGTTAGCAGCTTTGATACTTACAGAAGTGGGCGGTCTTGTCACTTGATATGTTTCTCCTTCTGAATTTTGAGCATTGTAGATTTCTCCATGCCTAAGTATTTGTACAAGCCAGTTAATATCCATATTTTTCTTAAAAATTTGTCACGATTTTTAATTATATAGCAATAAGCTCAAAAATACAAGACAAAATTTTATAAAGTAAAATAACGACCCGGCGCCAAACCACAAAAAACATTGCGTTGAAAAAAATTTGCTTATCGTATATAATAAACAAAACGAGGATTACCATGTCACAACTAACTTATACACGAGAATTAGAAGTTTTAATATTAGACGTATTGTTACCTACTTATTATAGGTACTATAGAGAAAAAGGTATTAAGCCTGGTAATCTAGAAATTAATCCTGAGTTATTAAAACAAATAAAGACAAAAACAGTTTTACCAGCATTGCTGAGACCAAAAGAAAAACAAAGTTGAAATGTTGAGTAAATTCCAGTATAATATATAAATCAAACAGCAATTTATTAACACTTATTATGCCTAACATTGACAACGCAATAGAACATCACATCGTATTTGGAAGTACTCCAGTTGACACAGTCACTATTCCTCCAGAAACTGTAGCTGCTATCAAAAAACATCTTGGTACAGCACTAAAGTTTGATCAAGACAAACTACCGCTTCATTTGTTGTCGACTGAAGCGCTAAACCAAACTGCCGCAGTATTAGCGTTTGGTGCACAAAAGTATGCCGAACACAATTGGCGATCAGGATTTGCTTGGAGCAGGCCCTTAAGCGCAGCAATGCGGCATATTACAGCTTTTAACGCAGGTGAAGATAAAGACCCAGAATCGGGCTTATCGCACTTGGCTCACGCAGCTTGCTGCATTATGTTTTTACTGGAGTTTGAAAAAACTCACCAACACCTAGATGACCGATATAAACCAGACATACTTGAAACTAGTAAAGTATCTAAATAATACTCGCAAACCACTATATCAAGTATGCAGAGATAATGACATTGATTTTGATGAAATTGATGACGCGCTGTTACAAAAACAAATAGATCAATGTTCACACTGCAACATTTGGTCTAAAAAATTAATTGACGACTTAGACGGAAACCCTATATGTCCAGTATGCTATCAGGTGGCTGGACTATGACTACAAAGAAAACAAAATGCAAGAATTTAGCACTGGAACAAAAAATGCCGCAATCTTTCAAACTAATGCCCCATACAGCAACCCATATCAAGGCAGCAGTCCTCGCTGGCTTTTTGTGTGTAGCGCTGGTCTCTTGCGAAGCCCAACCGGCGCTGCACTCGCTGTCAAACGCGGTATCAACAGTCGCTCATGTGGCTCAAATTTTAACTATGCGCTAGTACCTTGCAGTGCTAATCTAATTAACTGGGCCGAAAAGATTGTGTTTGTTAATCGTGAGAACTTGTGGCAACTAGAAGATAACTTTTTAGGTCACAAGGATTTGCTAGACCAAATTGAACAAAAGCAAATTGTGCTTAACATTCCAGATAACTTTGAGTACATGGACCCTGAACTGCAAGAGTTTTTTGAAACAGAATTGTTCAGACCCCAAGGCGTATAAATTACCGGCCTTAGTATAATGGATAATACAGCGGTCTTCTACACCGTGAATATGGGTTCGATTCCTGTAGGCCGGACCACTATAAATATAGGCTTGTGTTAAGTCTCTGAATGGGTTATAATAATAACTCATTTGGAGAAATAATATGGCAGGATATACCAAAGAATTTTTAATTGATGCTTTTATGAGTCGTTATGTGGCGTGTACACTAATCACAGTTGAAAGCCTAGAGCATCTTGAAAAACTTGCCACAGACTTGTACGACCGAGTTGGCAGAGACAAATTTCGTGTGTATGCATCACTTGATGCAGACGCTATTAAAACTTACAAAGCAACACTATGAGTACCTATACACCCGATGTTTGGGTTGTCTTGGAATTTGACGCTCCACAATATGACCTTCCTTTACGCAAAGTATTTGCTGGTTGGTATGGCGGTTTTGCTGGATCAAATAGTTGGAAACTTAACTCAGGAATTACTGTTACACGCAAAGAAGGCGAGTGGTTTGAGTTTGACGGCTATTCAGGCAGCACATACCGCTGTCATGCCAACAACTATCACATGAGTTCACTAATGCAAGGTGTTTTAGCAAATTGGCTAAAACAAGCTGAAGAACGCGGCGATGTAACTATTAAGATTTTGAGTATTGACAACATTGTTGTTTCATAGTATAATATATAATTAAAGCCCTGGTGGTGGAATGGTAGACACGTTGGTCTTAGAAGCCAATGTCGCAAGGCGTAGGAGTTCGAGTCTCCTCTGGGGTACCACATAACTAAAGCACACACAAAATGAAAATAGCAATTAACACAGATTTTGGCGGATTTAGCATTAGCGATCAAGCGTTTGAAGCGCTGCTTGCACGTAAAGGCATTGCATTTGAGGTAGTAGACACTGAAAAAGCCTGGAGAGGTAGTGACTATTACCTAGCAGGCCGTCCACACTCAGACGCTACTTATATTAATTCTTACGAGTTCTATCAGCAGCGCAATGACCCTGACTTGATTGCAGTTATTGAACACCTGGGCGAAGCTGCTAATGGGCACTATGCCAGTATTAAAATTGTTGATATTCCTGACGACATAGACTGGCATATTGTAGAGTATGATGGTCTTGAGCACGTTGCTGAAGCACACAGAACCTGGCAATAAAATGCACACATTTAACCAAGAAATTAACAGAGTTGGCTTTGCCTGTAAGATTCAAAAGTCCGAAGGTGTAGCTGACCCTAAACTGAACACAAAAGCAACAACTATCACATGGCTCAACAAACAATCCAAAGACGTAGCGTGTGCTCGTCTTTGGGACTTGATGCGTCATAACATTGATGCCCTTCGTAACCAAATTGTGTGGGTAGGCGGTCGAGATCCAAATCTTAGAATGTTTCGTATATCTAGTGATCTCTTGACCGCTTACACCCACGATGACTGGATGTGGTTTTACTTTCAGTCAGATGTAGTACAATTTCTAGAAACCAATCTCAGCAAGATTGGTGACCTAGCCCGTAGCCTAGATGTGCGTTTATCGTTTCATCCAGGTCAATTTTGTGTTTTAGCGAGTGAGAATGATGGAATTGTTGATCGCAGTATTCTTGAGTTTGAGTACCACTGTGACCTTATCAGATATATGGGCTATGGCAAAAAGTTTCAAGACTTTAAGTGTAACGTACATATCGGCGGTAAGCGCGGACCTAATGGAATTCAAGCTGCTCTAAAAAAGCTGAGTCCTGAAGCGCGTAATTGCTTGACTATTGAAAATGCTGAGTATACCTGGGGTCTTGATGCATCGCTAGAGTTGATGCTTGACTGTGCCTTAGTCTTAGACATTCATCACCACTGGATTGCCACAGGCGAGTACATTGAACCTGATGATGATAGAGTAAAATCTGTAGTAGAGTCATGGCGTGGTGTTCGACCAGTTATTCACTACTCAGTGTCCCGCGAAGATGTGCTTATAGATCACGACCCTGCTACAAAACCTGATCTAGCTCAGCTAAAGTCTATGGGGTTTACCTCAACTAAACTTCGTGCTCATTCAGACTACTACTGGAATCAAGCAGTAAATAAATGGGCCTTGACATTTAGTCCTGTTGCAGATATAATGTGTGAATCAAAAGAAAAAAACTTGGCTGTTGCCACATTTTTAAACTAAGTCCCGCTTATGCTGCCCAATACTAGTACATCCCTAATATTGGGCAGCACACTTCAAGCAAGGCGGATGAAATCTCGGTGTAGTGAAATGGTATCACCCGTGGTTTGGGACCATGTAGCGCAAGTTCGATTCTTGCCACCGAGACCATTTTAGTTTATGTACTGCTCGAACACCGATTCAGTTTCGGGGTTTTGCATATTTGAGACCTGTATGTCCTAGGAAACTTACAGGGTATAATATGAATTTTGATATAGGCGGGTGTCATGAACCTGGTAAGTCAAGATCACAGGCTTAGCGGCTTGGGTAGTAAACAGTACATAATCTAAAATGGGCTGATAGTGATAATGGGAGCACAGTGGCTTTGCAAGCCTCGGGTGGGAGTTCGATCCTCCCTCGGTCCACCAATTTTTAAGGATAATTATGAAAACACGAAAACCTCGGAACCATGTTGTAGTCGCTTTAATGAAGCGTAACGGCAGTGGTTCACATAAAAAATCGCACAAGCAATTGCGCGGAAAACTCAACCGAGAAGGTTGGGACGGTTAATGGACGTATAACTTAACGGCTAAAGTAGTGGGCTTTTAACCTACAAATCAGAGTTCGATTCTCTGTGCGTCTACCATATAAAAACATTTTTGACGAATAGTAACTGCGAATATATGCGGCCAATATTCGGTAGCCTGGCAGCTGCGAAAGGTTCTTTGTGCCAGCATTGAACTGATATTGAAAGTGTTTCTATATGGTATTTAACGGAAGTATGGGTGAGTGGTTAAACCAGCAGTTTGCTAAACTGTCGTTGAGAAATTGGCGCGTAGGTTCGAATCCTACTACTTCCGCCACAAACAAAGGAATTTTATGCCTTGCATGAAGTGTGCTAACGGTAAATGGAAATATGGCGAACATGGCAACTGTCAGTTCGATACTTTAGCTGCTTGTAAAGCAGCGGCTGCAGCTATTCATATCAATGATAAGCAAACGCCAAGTGAAAATCCTGTTCCAGCTCAACCAAACAAACCTTGGCACGACCCAAGTTGTGTATGTTTTAATTGCACAAAATAGCTTAGGTGTGGCCATAGTGTAACGGTTAGCACCCGAGATTGTGATTCTTTTAGTCTGGGTTCGATTCCCAGTGGTCACCCCTCAGCTATTTTTAGGCTTGAAATAAGTTTTAAAATCTGGTATAATTATGACTGAAATACAAACTTTGCTAAATAAAGAAGCCAACCTCAGCAACCGACGCTACTACATACTGCAACAAATTAAATCAATGAGAGGTCAAGAACCTCCGCATTGTTGGGGTTTTGATGATTGCTCTACTATGATGTTATCACAATGCGCTTGGCGTACAGATTGTGGTGAACTTGAGTCTTTAGCTTGGCAAGAACAGAATCCAGCATTTTAAGCCGATGTAGCTCATCAGGTAGAGCAGCAGACTGAAAATCTGTGTGTGGTTGGTTCGAGTCCAATCATCGGTACCAAAAAATAATGCTCCCGTCGTCTACTGGCTAGGACGCTGCCCTTTCAAGGCGGAAAAGACGGATCGAAACCGTTCGGGAGTACCAATTATATCCGTGTAGCTCAGAGGCAGAGCAAACGCTTGATAAGCGTTAGGCCGACATTTCGAAATTGTCCATGGATACCACGTTAAGGATTCCTATGAAACCAAAGAAGAAACCTCCACTTGCATTTGTTAAACCTGCACCTGGACCACATGGCCCAATGCCAGAAGCAAAAGACGTAATGCCTGGTCAACCCATGAACCCATACCACTGTGAAACTTGCCAATGTGCAATGTGCAAAGGTATGTACCCTAGATACCCTAAATAAGGCATTTTATGAAAACAAAAGCATCAGAAGCAAAACCAACAGCAATGGGTGTACCTTATGACGAAGGCTATGCTGAAGTCAAAGACCCAAAAACTGGAGCAGACGTAGGTGATTTAGCACCTGGAAGTATTGAATTAATGCCAGTAACTATTGTAGTCGCCGATGGGGTTACCCATACTGGCGACATGGGTCGTTTAGGCAAATCAGAATAATATTAGCCCCCATAGTCGTGTTAAGGCTCAAAAAGACGCGACCTTTATTTCACACACAACACACGGAGATTTATATGAATCCATTTGAAATCCGTACTCAAATGCTGGAAATGGCTACAGAGTACCTAGAAAAACAACAAGAAATCAACACAGCTTTTGCCAAGCAAGTATTTGACCAACTAGTAGTTACCGGTCAAAAAGTGCAATCAGATTGGCAAGAATATGCACCTAAAATGTATGATTTTTCAGAAGTCGTAGCTAAAGCTAAAGAATTGTACGGCTTTGTAAATGCTAAGTGACTTAATGCAGCGTGTACAGGAAATGTTGAAACCTTACACGATGGAAGACTTTATCAACGACGCTAATCCTGTAGATCACAAAGATGTGCAGCGATTAGAAAAAATTTGGGACAACTATCAAAATCGTCGTCTCTTTAACAGTTGCTATTAAAATATAGCGGTGTATGGAAGTGGTCTATCCGCTTGGTCTCATAAGCCAAGAATCGTTGGTTCGAATCCAACCTCCGCAACCAAATTGCAGGCTTGTAAACAAATCTATGCTAATACCATAGTCCTGCGTCCGCTGAAGCGAAAACAAGATGGGCTGCTCTCACGGGGTTGATAGTTATCCTGACACACAAAAACTATTCCAGGACATATAGCACAGCGGTAGTGCACAGTCTTCATACGGCTTAGGTCAGTAGTTCGAATCTACTTATGTCCACCAATTAAATATCTCGATAGTGTAATGGCAGCACTGCAGTCTCCAAAACTGTAAGTGGGGGTTCGAGTCCCTCTCGGGATGCCAAATTTTAAATTTGACTCAACAGTCATTTTTTGATATAATTATATATTAAATTACTGGATTAGTTGATGCTATGGCGTGTGCATCGGCGGACTGTAAATCCGTCCCCTCTGGGAAAACATTGTTGGTTCGAATCCAACCTAATCCACCAGTATATATGCGAGAGTGGCGGAATGGTATACGCAGCAGACTTAAAATCTGCCGTCGCAAGGCATACGGGTTCGAGTCCCGTCTCTCGTACCAATTGGTCTCAAAGTGTTCATGGACGCACGTAGCACTGTCACTGCTAAAGAAGGGGATCGTTACCCCTTGAGACCGCCAATTATGAAAAAGTATTGGACATTGTGGGCAAAAGCCCTAGGCGAAAAAGCAGGAGATGACTCTCAGGCTGATAAAGTCGCCATAATCAGAACAATTATTGTAGTTAGTTATTTAGTAACTAACTGCTTTATCGTTGCCGGTGTAATTAAACATTGGTAAAAACACATTCCCTAGTAGCACAGCGGTAGTTGCACTTGACTGTTAATCAAGGTGTCCGTGGTTCGATCCCACGCTGGGGAGCCAAATTTTATAACTGTGAATAAGAAAATCAGGACAGAGCCTATCTACTAAGGTAATAACTGCCTATCGTTTCAAAGTCCACGAAACACACTGTCTTGAGACATAGACATAGGTGAAGCATATAGCTTCTTAAAATCACAGTAGAACAGTTATAAAATTTAGTAAAGGATTACTATGGCCACAACTCATGGTTTAGCAGTATATAATAGTTCTCAAGAATTAATATACTCAAGTGCAGATGTTACTTGGAATCAAGTAGACTATTTTGAAGTAACTGCCTCTGTAAATGGCAGTTTTGTTGTAAAAAACTATACCACTATTATAGGAAAAGAAGTATTAGTTTTACAGATTTTGATTGATGCCCCTCCAACTACACGCAGAGCTATAGCACATACAATTACTTATAACAATACTGGAGCATATAATAGTGCAACTGGTTTGGGCGGTGGTAGTGTTAAAGTTACCGGAGGTTCTGAAAAAGCTTTTATATTGGTGTTAATGAGATGAGTTATGGATTTCAAGCAGTAAATGATAATAACCAAGTTTTAGTGTCTTCAGATACTAGAAATTTGCATTTTATACAAAAAATAGCAGCTCCAAGAAACACTGTAATTTCAGCCACTGACCCAGATGCTGGAGTTATTTATCAAAGCGAGTATTTTGGGGGCATCCGTCACTGGAGATACACAGCCACTTGCGCAACAACACCAGTACCATTTTTTACAATGCCTACATCGGACTATCATGCCGTTGTTAGGGTTGAAAATAAAGGAAATAATCGCTGGGATATTGAATTAATTAGATCTGGTACTAGTAGTACAGCAGTTACTTATCTTTATAGTACAAGTGAGGAAACTAGTAATAATGGAGTAGTTTCAAATTCTAGTATTACTCCTTATAGGTACATTCCAAAATTTAGTTATCCTTACTATGGAACATTAGTTAGTACTCAGACTCCAAATCAAATAAATCAGTTAGTCACGTATCCTAATGCAGAATTACTTGGTAAAGGTTTAACAACAGCCCCTTTAACAGGAAATAATCAAAATGGTTATTTTACTGTTAATTTGCCTTGGGCTATTAATATAGGCAATTCATATAAAGATACAGTCTATATAAGCACTGAAAGTTTTATAACTTTTGATAAAGGTTATTCCTCAAAATTTGATGCTTTTTTACTTACTCCAGCAGGTGGATATGAAGCCACAAGAATTAATCCTGCAGAAACTTGGACAGTAGTAGATACGGGTATTAATGTACGAGAAGCCTTAGTGGCAGCAGGGTGGGACCAACAATCTGCTGCACTATTCTATATACCTGAAAGAACACTTGTAACGACTAAAACTAAAAACAGTCAAGCATTGCTTATTGAGGGTAGTTTTCCAGGCGGCTTAACTATAGTTAATTTTGGAGCAATTGTAGGTCGCGGCGGAGACGGAGGTAGAGGGGCATCTTACGGTTCACCGGCTCAGGCTGGAGAAACTGGCGGTACAGCTATACGCGCTAGTACTAGTTTTAATTTATATAGTGCTGGTATTATTACCGGCGGTGGCGGTGGCGGTGGCGGTGGCGGCACTGGAGACAACTACAGTTCAGGCGGCGGTGCTGGTGGTGCACCTTTTGGCCTTCAAGGCGCTGGTTCTTATTACATCGGCGGCACAGCAGCTACAGCTTTTGAAGCTGGCATTTCGCCTAAATCACTAGATTATAATGCAATTGTTGGGGACGGTGGAGATACAGGCTACGGTCAGGACAGGTGGGGTTATCCAGGAGGCAACGGCGGAACTTGGAACAATGGTGGTTATCCTGGCACTAATGGCTGGATTTATGGGCCTGGTGGCGGTGGTTACCCTGGACAAGCTTTTGTGTTTACTAATGGAGCTGATGTAAGCAATATATCAACACTTAATTTATCAAGATTTGCCCCTATAGGCATTTTGGTTGGTTCTGGTAGAAGATATGCTTATAATGTATACACACTAACAACAGGTACCGCACCCAACAGAATATTTGTAGCTAGATATGAAGGCAAAAGATTAACTGATACTACAGCTACAGCTTCAAGAGCCCCAATAGTTTGGGAAGCACAATTTAGAGAAAATGATAAAAATAATATAGCTATAAATAATGGCAGAAATAGCAGCTACAGCGGAGGCTATCCAGAAATTTATATTTTTGCTGATGCAAGAGCCTCTACAGCTACAGAAACCCACGGAATGATAGTTTATGCTGACGATGGAACCCCTGGATTTGATAGTAGATTAAAACCTTTAGCAATTACTGGCGGCACAACAGTATCACATCCTGCAAATCCCAAAGATAGTTTTGGTGGAGGCCCCGCAGCTATTGGTCGAGATTGCAGTGCTGGAGATGACGTTAGAGGGCAGATTTTTGTTCCTCAAAACTATAATACATTTGTTCTTAGTTCTGCTAATATGTCTAAACCAATGTATTTTTATACAAGTGTTGCCCAATCCATGAGAGAATCAGTCTGGTATGACGATCAAGAGACCTGTACTGGAATTGATGTATATGGTAATTGTGTAGGACGTCAAACTAATCAAAGTTGGTATAGCCATTATTGGGCTTTTTTCAGGGGTGCAATAGCTTACAACCCCACTGTTTATAGAGCTAGTACTATGATGTTTCACCCATACCCTCCGGCTGCGGCTACGGTAGGTTTAACGTATACGCTCACTCAACAACAGAATATAGTGATCGATAGTTATTATAACAGTTCTTATTGGGACGGAACTTACATTACTGTTAATAGTCCAAATTTTACCACATATACTACTGCTAGTAGCAACTATACTCCAAGAACTGTCCCCGAAAATATAAAGGGGGATGACGGATATTGGGAAATACCAACTCCTTGGCCAGTACGCATGACTAGTGATGAAAATGCCGATTCAAGTAAATTGTACAGCAAACTTTATGTTAGTACTAATAGTTATATTACTTTTGGTGGTGGCTCTACTGAGTATAATGGTTTAAATATACCTGCATACGTTCCGTTCCCAAAAATAATGATTTGTGCTAGTGATACTAGTAGCAACAGTGTTTATACAACACTAACTGGTACAGCACCCAATAGAAAATTTATATTAAGATTTGAGGGACATTTAGGTAATAATATTGCAAATACTGAGATAGGAGACCCTTCCCGAGCAGCAGAAAGAAATATTAAGTGGGAAGCACAGTTTTCAGAAAATAGCCCAGATACCATAGCCATAAAATTTGATAATAATCAAACTGGTCAAGGATATGACCGTGGTCAGTTATTTATAGGCACAGCAACTAGGACAGATACAGATTTTACAACGCAACTTAGAGCTAGTAACGGAACAGTAGCCCCACTACTTGTAGTAGTAGGAACCACTCCAGGTATTAATGCTGGTTGGGTACCTGTAACTACTGGCTGTTGGTACTCATATAACAGGTCTAGTGCTCTATTTGGTATTAATACTGGGGGCGGCTATGGCTCTGGGGGTGTTTGGCCTTATACTAATGAGACCCTTAATTTAACAAATAATACTCTTATAACTGCGGATGCGAGTAGGTATGATTAAAAATTTTACAATAGATGCTGTAAGAATTAACCCTGATAAAACAAAAACAGTGTTTTTTACTGTTAAAAAATCAATAGTTAATCCCGACAGAACTGTTTCTAATAGAGGTTTGCAATCAACGTATGTAGTTGACGCGGAATACTCAGATGCGGATATAGAAGAAAAAGTATTTAATCTTTTAGACAAAGAAGGGTGGATTTAAGTGGAAGTATACTATGTAGATGATGAAGCTCGCCAATTACACTCTGCTGGCCCTAAATACGAAGAAGTCTATGAGACGCTTAAAGCTAGTTTTAGCTGGGTAAATGCAGAAGATTACTATGGTATATCAGAACCAGTATTTCATTCCGTTTTACAAGAAGATGTAATAACTGCTTATATCCCCAAAACAGCAGTTGCTAATCTATTTGGACCAACTGCTGCTATAGGTGCTAGAAAATTTTGTATGGCTAGTAAGACTAGTTTTCTTCGCAAGTATGAGTTAGCCGAAACAACTCCTAGTTGGTTGCCTGATTTTTGCAAAGTACTTGCAGTTGGCACTAATTTGCAAGAATACGGAAGACCATACCCACCTTTAGCAAGCACGTTTGAAGATTACTATTTTGGTGGAGACCCTGCACAAGTAGAGGCGCACTTCAATCTTGGAGTTAGACGTGGCGCTTATGAAACTTGGTACGCTGCAACTGTTGTAAACGGTAATGTATTCAGAGTTAAACAATATTGTTATGACGAGCCACAAAGTTTTTCAGATTGGGACGTAGTACATATGATGGTAGCCAAAAGGCTAAATCGTAAAGACTTATTATAATTATTGGGGGTTAGTGAAATGGTATCACACGGGATTTTGATTCCCTTGTCACAGGTTCGATTCCTGTACCCTCTGCCACATACGGCCTTAGCACAACTGGATAGTGCACTAGACTACGAATCTAGAGGTTAGGAGTTCGAATCTCTTAGGCCGTACCAAACAATTAAAATTATGCGTAAATTTAACATTGATGAAGTAAAAGACTACATTCGGCAAAGTTCACCAGAAACCAAAATTTATCTTGGTGCTGATTCAGAACGTGTAAGTATTCATGGTAAATGGTACGCAGACTATACACTGGCAATTGTAGTACACATTGACGGCAAACATGGCTGTAAAATTTTTGGTGATGTTCACCGTGAGCGTGACTATGACCAAAAAGCAGATAAGCCATCAATGCGCTTAATGCAAGAAGTTTACAAAGTGTCAGACCTATTTCACGAACTAGCGGATGTGCTGGAAGATAGGCACGTTGAAGTGCACCTAGACATTAATCCACAAGAACGGTATAAGTCTAGTTTAGTAGTACAACAGGCAGTTGGCTATATTAAAGGCACTTGCAATATTGATGCGCAAGTAAAGCCCAAAGCATTTGCCGCCAGCTATGCTGCTGACCGATTAAAATTTGTACTTGCAAATTAACATGAAAACAATTACAATATATCTTGATAAAAAATTAATTGAGCAGTGTAAACATTTAGCTAAAAAGCAAAAAATTACACTAAACCAATTTATTGTAGAAGCCTTAACAGAACTCATTAACAAACAGAAAGCAAAAAATGTCAGACCGATTTGACCTTGAACAGCAAATTCTTGATTGCTGGAAGATTATTGATGATATTAAACTCTTAGACAAAAACGTTTTGGAAGGTAAAATCGAAGGCGGAAAATTAACTCAAGATGAAATTTCAAACTATTTGCTTGGTTTGGAGTCTATTTACGAATTAAAGTTTGAGCAGTTATTTGATACCTTTGGTAGTTTGATTAAACAAAACAAAATTTAATGTAGGTGTGGCGGAACGGCTACGCGTCGGATTGCAAATCCGTTCAATGCAGGTTCGAGTCCTGTCACCTATTCCAAATTCAGTCAGTTCCCAGACGACTTTAAAAATGTGGGCCGCGAAAACGCCAACGGTTTAGCATAAGGTCACAGTTGGATTTGCCGGATTAGCTCAGTGGTAGAGCAACCGCCTTGTAAGCGGTAGGTCGTCAGTTCGATCCCGACATCCGGCACCATAAATAAGCATACGTCCTAGATGAAAGAAACCTATAAGGGCTCTAGTGGGGTATGTTTATTTATGGTGACTTTATAAGAAAGAAAATATGTCAGATTTTGTAGTTCCCCCACCACTAAATATTCCAGGATATAGTGCAGAAACTGCCCCCGAAGTAAAGTTAGCAGTTATAGCCAATGTTTGGATAAAGCTAATGCGGTTTACTAAAATTGGTGACTATGTTCCAGGCCGTAAACACGTCTTTGACCACGCAACAGTACTAGCACAAGGCTCTGTTGAAGTAGAGATTGCTGGTGAAAAAACAACATTTATTGCCCCAAATATTATTTATATTCAAAAAAGTCTAGAGCATAAAATTACTGCACTAGAAGCAAATACCGTGGTTTTATGTATTCATGCTTTACGCGGAGCAGATGCAACAGAGGACATTATTAGTGAAGATATGATTCCAAAAGGCGCTAATCCACTAACACTATTTAAAAATTACGATTTAGGCGCTATTATTGAAAGATTTGAACAGCAATAATATGGTTGTATGAAGCCAATAGAAAAGTGTTCTGGACGCGGGTTCGACCCCCGCCAGGTCCACCATAAGAAAGTTAATATGTCATCTGATACAAGATTTGTTATTATATTAGCAATTTGTTTAATGTGGGCATATACAGTAGCTTTTTTATGAAGGGCCTGACATTGGTTTCGACAGGGCAAAGAGTACAAGAGTGGACAACTAGGTAATGCAGAAACCTTAGGGTTGGGGATTCCTGGCCGCAGAAGCACAACAAAGTAAACGCAAACGACTCACAGTTCGCATTAGCAGCCTAAACACTGCTTAGGGTTTCGATAGCTTTCCTCGTAACAGAATAAGCTATCACTAATTTTATGAATGGGTATAAGATGAAAACAACAAGTAAAAAAACAAACATTCTAGACCCTAAATTGTTTGACCTAGAAAAAACTGGAAACAGCTTTAACAAGTCTACTGGGCGTTTACACGAGTTCTACTTAAGTGGTGAAATTGCAGAGCCACAAGAATACATTGAGTGGTTTGAC